CCCCCCACCACCCCCCCGCCGAGAGCATCCACACTCGCACCCGCTATGCTACCCGCGTGGCAACGTCTGCCACTGGCACAGGCACGTTCAAATATCTTGGCTGCTTCTGCCGTTCCCACGCTGGTGCGCCCGCGTCCATTTCTTGAGGAGGTATAGATTATGGGCAAGAACAATTTCCGCCGCATGATGATGCTCCGTGACCACGACAAAAACCGTGAGCCGGAACGTGACCGCCTTGAGGAAGAGCGTGACCGCAGGGAACGTGAGCTGGAACGCCGTCTGCGCAAGTTGGAAGGCGGCAACGACCGCTATCCCTACTATCCGCAGGAGGAAAACCGATACATCGACCCCTACCCTATCCCCCGCTACCCTGACGTAGAGAATGGGCGCAGAATGCCGCAAATCGGCTTCTCGCAGAACGGAGACTGGGATAAACGGCCGGGTCAGTATGAACGTGGCGGCGCCGACAGCCGTTCCATCAAGATGCCGCGCCAACACCTCACCCACGATGAAGCAGAGGAATGGTGTGACAGCATGGTAAACGCCGACGGAACAAAGGGCTGTCACTGGACGCTGGAACAGACACAGGACGTTGCCAAACAACGCAACATCACCTGTGACCCGAACGATTTCTGGGCTGTCATGAACATGATGTATTCGGATTATTGTCAGGTTGCAAAGCGTCAATCCGTTGACACTCCGGGCTTCTACGCTGACATGGCAAAGGCGTTCCTTGAGGACGCAGATGCCGCAGATGGCAAGGCATATCTCTACTGGGATTGCATTGCTGATAAGTAAAACGAACCCCCTGTGTAACCACTAATGGCTACGCAGGGGTGTTTTTCGCTTATCGGATTGTCGTTATTCCTCTATCTTTCATATACTCGTTAAAATCTTCTGCTGGCATTCTCTCTGAAAGTTCTTTCATTGTGTATTGGCGTTTTTCCTCAACCCAATGCTTCTTTTCTTCGATACCAGACAAATCGTGGACTGTATACCATTGTGTTTTTGGACTATCAAGTCCATTTGAAAGAAATTGAACCTTAAACCAATCTGGACGCTTTCTTCGTTCAAACCAATTCAATTCGGAAAATTTTATCCATGCAATGTTTTTATAATTTCCTTCTTTTTGCCCTTTGCTCTTAAAATCATCTTTTATTTTCTTTAATCTAAAATAATAGGTTTCAACGCATTGGTTTGGCATATATCTTATACGCCAATCTTTATCCCGAAAGACCATCTTACCTTCGTATATGTCACCGCCTGTCCCATTGAGATACCAGTGCGATTCGTAGTGCCCTAACACTTTTTGTTCCATATCGTCCACCATTTCAATATTTCACAGGCGGTTCAAGCAACGGCATCCAATATGTTATGTTATGGATTCTGCCCTCATCATCCCGCCACTCTTTGAACTGCTCATCTTTTTTTGATGATATAGAATTCAAAATGATTTTAACGGCTTTTTGTGCGTTTCGCATATCGCCATCGCAAACAAATTGAATAAGGCGTCGTTCGCTATCGTTCATCCAATAAATCCCCCAACTCAGTTCTTTTTATCCAATACGAACTTTACAAGTTCTTCAATTTCTTCCAAATTGGTGATTATTTCATACCATCCTGCTGAATGCCCTCTATGGTAAGCGTACCCCCAAATTTTCGTCGCTTTCTTTTCTGAAATCCCAAAACCGACTTCTTCTTGAATTGTCTTATAAATCTCTGCGTATATTTCATCCCTACGCTTCATTTTTTCTTGATTCAGTCGCTTAACTTCATTGTCGTAATCATCGTTGTTCTTTTGCGCTTGCTCTTTGTTCCACTTTACCGACTTATCTTCGTCAAACACAAAATTTGATGGAACTCGCTTGAAGCCATAAGGCTTGCATCCCATATTTGCCATTGCTTCAAATTTCTGCCCAATGTCAATCCATACGTCATTCATCTAAGAAATCCTCCAATTCAATCTTCCCCTCTGCCGCTGCAACCGCCAGAGCGTATACGAACTGTCCAATCGTCATACCGTGCCGTCTGGCTTCACGGTTGATGTACTTTCGTTCTTCCTCGCTCATAAGGATGGTAATGCGCTTTGAACGCTTGCCATCGCCACTTGCAACGCCCTGATGCGATTCCGGCATCGGGATTTTTTTCTTTGTCAAGCCAACTTCGGCCAGTGCGCCGGGAACATCGCCTTGTTCGATAAGACGTTGAACTTCCTTCGCCTGTTTCAGCTTCTTCGGCTTACTTTCGCTGACTACGGCATTGTTTGGCTGTGTTTCACTGTCTTTGGCTTGCTTCGGCTTAATATTGCTTAATTCCGCTTCACTCGGCTGTGCATGGCTGTCTGCGGCTTCACTGGGCTTAATCGGTGCTTGTTCGGCTTCGTTCGGCTTTGCTTGGCTTACTTCTTCTTCCTTTGGCTCACTTTGGCTTAATGGCTGTTCCGAAAAAACAGGCTGAAAATCAAACCCGCCAAGCAGACCTGTGGATTTTTTGCTAGTTGACTTCATTTTTCTTCGTCCTCCATTTTTGCTCCGCAACAAGCACAAAATCTTGTCTCGCGGTACATTTTCGGATAACGTGCAATTTTATAATGGCAGTTTGAGCATTCGAGCCAATTCCAATGCTCTCCATCCTCGTCCACTCGATGATGAACTTCCCACTTTGCCGTTTCTTTCGGCTGAATTTCATCCATCAATTTTACATGGCGAATCACATTTTCTAAAACATCGCATACATTTGCTGTTTCACTACGAAATCTTGCTTGGTCGGCTTGGTTCTGCAAATAGTAATTTACGAGTTCTTCAGAATCAATCAGTCGCATTTTTATCCCCCTCTACAATCGTCTCTGCCAACGCCTTGAAATCCTCTGCGCTAGTACTCTTTGCCGTGTCACCGCTAAACAGACTGTGACGCTCTGCCTGAGCCTTACGAACGCCCATAGACGGTCTAATCTTCACGTTCAGCAGGGTTGTGCCCATGCTCTGTGCAATCACAGGAAGCTGCTCCACAACCTCTTTGGACAGGTTCTCTCGGCTCTTGTACTGGTTCAGAAGCAAGCCTTCAATCTTCAAAGTCGGGTTGAAGTATCTGCGAACATCGCTGATGGTCTGCGAAAGCTGGCTCAAACCAGCCAGTGCGTAACGGTCTGCCGTGATGGGCACGATAATGCTATTGGCGGCGATCAGCGCATTCACAAGCGCAAGGCCAAGCTGCGGGGGGGTGTCCAGCACAATGTAATCATACTGACCAGACACGCTTTCAAGGGCTTCTCGCAGCCGGAAGTTCTTGCCCATGTCCCGGACAAGCTGTTCGTCAATGTCCTTCAATGCGCTGTCGGACGGAAGAATGTCACCAGCTTCGCAGTGCTGGATTCCTTCTTCTACTGTACCCTGCCGGGTCATTACATCGAATAAGGTGCATACGTCCTCTGTCTGTGCGCCATAGGTGTCCGTTGCGTTGCACTGGGCATCGCAGTCCACCAGCAGGACTTTCTTACCAAGCAACTGTAACGCACCAGCCAGACAGGTGCTTGTGGTGGTCTTTCCTGTGCCGCCCTTCTGGTTGGCGACAGCTATGATTTTTGCCATTTTATCACTCTTTCTTTTATTTTCTTTGTCTGATTACTTTTGCAGTGCGTCAATCTCATAAAATGCCGGAAGATACTCTTCAATCGCGCCGTCTTTCTTCAAGCTACCAATCAGATACCGCTTCGGGTGGTCAGGCCAAGGGTCACGATTGATTGAAAGAATATCTGCACATGCAGCCTTTACAATGTCGTAGACTGCATCTCTTCGCTTTGGTAGCTTGATAGATGGATGCTCTTCCATCATCTTTACCTCAACTACCTTTGCGACCTCGATACACTCTTGAACCGACAGCACATCGCACACAGACCAGTCGTACCCTTCGTATCCGCTTGTGCGGGGCTTTCTGGCGGCTTTTTTGATTTCCGGCTTGGAATTAGCCGTCTCACAATCAACCTCGCTAGAATCTGCATCTATGATGGGCTGCTTGGATTTGTACCCAAATCGAAACTCAACTGCTACTACCTTTCGCCCTGTGCAAATCTTTTCAAAGTCAACGACAATGTCTGAAACATTGCTGATCTCTTCCACTGCTGGTTCAAGAACTCTGCGGCGTAAAGCTCGGAAGTCGTCATAACTTGCATCGTTTGCCCCCAAGTGGTCACGCAGCTGCTTCAAACCAATCTTGTTCGATGTTAGAGAGCGATTCATCCAATCTCGAATCATGCTGTACATCAGAATAGATGCTTGCTGCTTCATCCCAATCGTATAGCGCAGACGGTATTTGACGTAGCCGCTTCTTGCAATGTCGAAAAACACAGGCCGCAAGTCAGGATTACAGTTGATTGAAACGTCATAGGACAAGGATTCTCGATTGAACTTGACCTCTGCCTTTGTGAACAGCGGATACATCACATATTCTGTTCCATCTGCATTCAGTGGTACTGAAACCACGTTGCCCAAAAAGTGCTTAACCTGCGACTTCAAGTTCTTTGAATTGAGCTTCAAATCCAGCAGCTTGCAATATTCAGCCAGCGTAAACGACACGTTGGAGCTTTCCGGGTCTCTCGGATTGATACGGCTCAGATAGACCTCAAGCAGCCGAAGCTCGCCTGCTGTGTAGTCCGTAAACTTCGCCCAAACCAATGCCTTGCTCTTTTCGACAAGGTTGTTTCCTGTCAATTCTGGCATTGCATCACCTCATTTCTTCCACCCTATTATACCACTGTATCGTGTACACGTCAATGATTCTGTACACAATTATTTTTCAACAATCGACTTCCACATTCTGTACACGTTCCTCCACTTTATGTACACAATACCCTCCACTTCTTGTACACGTTCCTCCACTTTATGTACACAATGCTCCACTTTTTGTACACGTTCTTACTATATATATAAACAAGAGATAAACAAGAGATAAATAATCGTCATCAAATAGTGACGACGATACATTTTCAACAATTTCTTCTCTTCAACGGGCAGATTGTGGAAAACGACAACTTCTTTTGCTGAATAAGAAACGTCCATCAAGCCCTATAATCTACCTGACGGTTCTATCGTGTACAGAAAATGGAGTGCAATCACACCAATAGGGGACGAATTGACAAGTCATGCTTTGATGAACTGAAATTTCACGCGAGTTCGTTAATTACATCCGCAAAAAACCACCATTTACGATTCTATGGGGGACAAAATGACAACCCAAAACCATATTTATAACAGGCCTATTGTGTACAAAAAGTGGAGCACGTCCCCCTGTATACCGTAAAAACTTCGATAATTCGACAATCAGCCGCTTATATTATTTGGATTTACAGTATAGGAATCATTAGACTTCATGGCCGCTTCCGTTCCAGCGTCCTGCGCCTGATAGAGAATCTCCATCTTTGGGGCGGTTCCGTTCGGGTCCGGGTCTGTTCCGGTAGCCTGTGCCATCTCATAGCTACCAGACACCATCCGGCAGACAGCGACCCTGTCTTTTAAGGGCGTGTGAAGGTTTGCCAGAATCTCCGTCAGCACACCGATGTGGTCTGAACCGTGATCTCCGTACCGGATGTACAGCAAGGCATCTATCTCATAGGAGGAACACTCCATCATGGCATCTATGAGAATCCGCCGTTTCTCCAAATCGGAAAGGCCATCTTCCAGATGCTCCAGCAGCCCCGGATGAATACAAGCGTCCATGTATCGAGCCACCGATACGCCGCAGCAGGTGAACCAGCGCATAGCCATTGGCAGAGAAATAGCTGCCAGACCTTGCTCCCAATTCGCTATCGTGCCACGATTCACGCCCATTTTTGCCGCTAACTTCTGCTGGCTCAAGCCGGAACGCATTCGAGCTATCTCCAATGCTTTGGCTGTTCTTACCAAATATTCATCCATAAATTCTCACCCTTTCAACAAAATCCAGCAAAACTGCTGGGTTCGACAAGCCAAAAAATGGAAAAAGCTGCTATGGAGAACCAACAGCAGCCTGTGTTATAACTGTATTGTCAAAAAATTCCAAAGAAGAAGGGAACAAAAATGAGAGAAACTGTAATCTGGAACCATGAACGTATGCCGATCATCGACGGAATGCCTGCAAGCGTTCCCGATGGGCAACCGCACACACCTGAACCATGGGAGGAAAGCTAATGAACCGAACCGTAGATGATCTGATTGTTCCATACGCTCGCAGACGGACGCTGGAGCTTGTCCTGAGCCTTTCTGGGTACGATGCTGATAAAGATGCTTACCTCGAAGCAAAAGGCATCCTGGAACGTGCCGTGGCCGCCTTAGACGATGGACGTGACCCGGCAGACAGCATCGAACGCATTGACGGGCAGCTTGTGGAACTGTGAAAGGAGAAGAAGATGGACTTTACGAATGGATTCTATAAAGCCGAGAACCCTGTCGTTCTTGAAGAAGTGAAAACTTTCCTCCAGTCAATGGAACGGCGTGGAGCAACCGTAAAAGACTTGGACGATGCTATTGTGCAGCTAAACAATGTTTCGCATAGCATTAGCACAAACGCGCTTGTCAAAGCAGATGTGCTGGACAAGTTACCTGAAAACCCCTTTCGTTCCATTCTCAACGGAATGTTACAAAGCAAAGGGTAACTTAAACTTAATGTGGCTCTTAATCATTGTCATTGCAATTTTTGGCTTCCCTGATGTGAAGTAATGGATGCGAAGAAAACGTTTGATTTTTACAAAGTTGTTGAAAATGCATTGACTTGACAACTAAAAGGTGTATAATCGTATCAAATGAACGTTCGTACTTACCGATCGGGAGGATATGCCACAATGAGTGAACAGGAAAGAGCCAAGATTGACCGATTTATTGCATGGCTGCTGGAACACCCTGAAAAGATTCCGACAGCGGAACAAGCACTAGACCTAGAATAATAGAAAATCCCTTGCGCAGAGCTATACCAGCCCGGCACAAGGGGTTCTTTTATTTTACCGGGCATGAACGTCACATCTTCTCGATCAGGTTCATCAGAGCTTCACGCTGCTCCTTCGGCATGGACTCAAGTTTTCTTCTAATCCGTTCCACTGCTGCATCAACTTCGCTTTGCGGCTGCTTGGACGGATTTTCTTTTTGTTCGCCAGTGAGCAGGTAGTCCACAGTAACAGCAAAGTATTGTGCTAACCTTGAAGCGTTATCGGAAGACGGCTTTGGGTCTTCGCCTTGTTCATACTTCTTTTTCCAGTAAGACCAAGACGATTTCGGCAGTCCAGCATCAATAACGGCTTTTGTCGGTGCAACATTCTTTGAATCGCATAATGCGAGGAAGTTGTCAAAAAACATATACTCAACCTTCTGTTCTTGTGCAAATTGCAGAAGTTCAACAAATTGAGCATAAGCCCTTGTAATGTTCAAAGAATTGTGCTTTAATAGTGCTATCAGGTTCAAGAAATTGAGCACAATTACAATCGAATACAAGAGCAATGATTAAATGTTTGAACTTTGTTGACAACATTATATTATCACACTTTTAGTCTTTGTTCAAGTATTTGTACAAAGAAAGGGGAGAGAAAATTTGCGTCCAGAGTGGACGGGGGATGTTATTGGAAAACTTCATGTTCATGGGCTGTCTATTAAAGAACTTGCTGAGAGCATGGGGTACTCGCATGAATACCTAAGCGTCATCCTCAACGGCAAACGAGAACCTACTGGTATCAAAGAAAAGGTTGAAGATGCGGTAAACAAATTGATTGAGCAGAGAAAGGAAAGTGAAAATGGCAAACATTCAAGTTTTTGAATATCAGAACAACAAGGTTCGCACAGTTGATGTGGAAGGCGAAGCATGGTTTGTTCTGAAAGACGTGTGCGAAATTCTGCGCATGGATACTACCCAGCTTAAAAAGGTCGCCGACCGACTGGATGAAGATGAAAAGGGTCGTACCCTGATTACGACCCCCGGTGGAATGCAGGAAACATGGATTGTCAACGAAAGCGGTTTGTATCACGTCATCCTACGCAGCGACAAGCCAGAAGCGGCACCGTTCCGCAGATGGGTCACAAACGATGTGCTTCCTGAAATCCGTAAGACTGGAAGCTACAATGTGCCGCAGCTTACCCGGTCGCAACTTCTTGCAACCGCACTGATCGCAGCGCATGAGGAACTAGAACAGAAGGACAAGCAGATTGCAGAACTTACGCCGAAGGGCGTTTTTGCTGACGCGGTGAGCGCAAGCAGCCAGAGCATTCTTGTTGGTGAAATGGCAAAGTTGCTGTCGCAGAACGGCATCCAGATGGGGCAGAACCGCTTGTTTGCATGGATGCGTGAGAACGGATACCTGATTAAGGACAGAAAGCGGACGGACTACAATATGCCAACCCAGAAGTCTATGGAACTTCGCTTGTTTGAAATCAAGGAAACATCCATTGCACATTCCGATGGGCACACTTCTATCAATAAGACCCCGAAGGTGACTGGTATCGGTCAGGTCTATTTCGTTAATCTCTTCTTAAAGACGGAGAAGAGCAGGAAAGTGGAGGACTGAACATGGAGAAGATTATCACCTTAAAGGTAGACCTTGAGTACCCGGACGAAGCGCACCACGCCATTGACAAGGCGGTTGAGGCCTACGAGGAAAGCAAAAAGCGCTGGGATGCCTTTGAAATCAACGAAGCCAAAAGCAGAGCGCGAGACATTTTGTACAACTTGTGCAATGAAGGCTACAGTATGATATGGACGGTCACGGATGGCGCTGTCGGCCTGACGATCTGGACAAATTTCAATGAGCCTTGTTTTGGCCAGTGCTATATTCCAAAAGAAAGCCTGTTTGACATCTGGGTCGAAAAGCTAGTTGCACTGTGCATTGCTACAGGCAAGGAAGTCCCGAAGTTCATCACAGATAAGGCTGGTGAGTGCTGGTGATGAAATTTCGTAAAGCGCAAAGTCGCAAGCGCAGACTGAAGCTGGCAATGGCATCTGGCGTATCCAGAAACGATGCCAACAAGGTGCTGTGGATGGAAAAATCAATTAACCAGTGCTTTGAACGTCACAATCGGGAAACCAGACTGAAAGAGGAGATGCAGCGTGGAAGAAAAGTACTGTGAGCGCTGCGGTGTCTTTCTTGGGCTCGTAAACCCGTGCAAGAAATACTGTGAAGAGTGTAAAACCATTGTTCGCAGAGAACGGCAGGCACTTATAAAGAAAGGAATCAAGGCTGAACCGGAGCCAGCTTTATGTGCTTGGTGCAAGAAGCCAATGGTTCGGAAGTTCTGGTCTCAGAAGTATCACCCTGAATGCGCAGCAGATGCAAACAAGGCTTTGACCAAAAAGTACAAAGCCAAAAAGCAAAAAGAGCTGAAAGAAATAAAAGCATCTGGCGAGTTCAAAATTACTTGGGATGTGCAGGAACCAGAACGTGCGAGACCTCAAAAGCACGAACCTCCAAAGTATACCGTGCGCCAGATGAACGATGCCGCAAAAAGATACGGCATAAGCTACGGCCATTACAGTACTTTACTTGCACAGGGAAAGGTGAAGGCTCCTGATGAACGGTAAATACTACGGCCAGCGTGAAATCCGCTGGCACAGCCGGGAGAAAGACCGGCTGGAACACATTCGAAGAAAGGATAAAGATGAAAGCATTCGTGGAAATTGCCCTGATTTGGGGTATTGTCCTGGCATTGGTTCTAGCAACGTTCCTGCTAAACTTCTGGCTGGTGCATCATATCGAGATTCTGATCGGCGCTAAAGCAACATGGTACATCATCGGCATCGGCGTTCTGATGGCGACCATCTGGATTTTCGGTGTTGGTAAAAAAGCATGACGCTGGAAGATGCAATGAAAGCTAGGTACTTCAACATAAACGACCTTAGCCGTAGATCGGGAGTATCAAGGCCAACGATTTACAGCATTTTGGGCAAGCGGAAGAAGCAGAAAAGCTCCGTTCGGGTCGATACGCTTCTAAAAATCGCAAAGGCGTTGAATACAAAGATTGTTATTAACGAAAACAAACCGAACGGATTTGATATTGTCTTAAAAGAGGTGAAGAGAAATGAAAACTGTTAAAGGCACTGTATTGTGCTTTATAAGCATATCCATCGCCGTTGCAGCACTTGGATGTGGAAATGCCATCAATGGCGCTTCCAATGGCTGGGGGATGCTTGGATATACGCTGCTATCCGTGTCAATGCTTTTTACTGCTTTGATTCTCGCTATTATCGGCGTTAGCGCTGAGAATGAGAGAATCGAGCGTGAAAATCGAAAAATCAGATGTGTAGCCCACCACACCAACGAGTGGAGGGATGTTCAGTGAAATGCCCGATGTGCGGACAGGAAAGTGTCACGACTGTAGACACCAGGAACGAGGATGATTGTATCATCCGTAGAAAGCACTGCCTGAACAAGGAGTGCGATTACCGGTGGTCTACTATTGAAATCGACACAAGCCAGTGGTACTCAGCTCTTCAAATCCAAGAGCACAGAAAGCAGAGAGGACGGCCCAGAAAGAATGATTAGCGTGAGCTTAGATAGATTCGGTGGCGTGACAGAGCCGGAAGACGGCGTGTATTTTATGACCAACGAGCAGATGGCAGAAGCGAAAGAAGCTGACCGACTGGCAGAGATTGAGGACTTGCAGTCTGAAATCGAGGACAGGGAAGCGGAACTGAAAGACCTCCGCGCACAGTTGGCAGAACTGATGGCTGGCTGATTTTGTACAGCCGAGTTAAGCCAAAGTAAGAATAATGAAGCCTAATGACGCCGAAGAAAGGAAAGAAAAATGGCAGTATTAGTAATGGTCTACGGTCACTCCGGCAGCGGTAAATCCGCTTCGCTTCGGAACTTTGACCCGGAACAAGTTGCGATTATCAACGTGCTTGGAAAGCCGCTGCCGTTCCGCAACAACATGAAAACTTATATCACCAACGACTACGGCAAGATTGACGCTGCAATCCACAGCACCAAGCGTAAGTCAATCGTCATTGACGATGTCACCTATCTTATGACCGGCGAGTTCATGCGGAACGCAAAGGTCGCTGGATACCAGAAGTTTACCGACATGGCAGCCAACTTCAACGCCTTGCTGATGCGGGCAAAGGAACTGCCAGACGATGTGGTGGTCTACTTTTTCGGGCACAGCGAGCGTGACGTAGACGGTGGAGAGAAGTTCAAGACTATCGGCAAGCTGCTGGACGAGAAGGTCTGCGTGGAAGGGTACTTCACCATCGTTCTGAAAACCGTTGTGCAGGATGGGCGATACCTGTTTAGCACTCGCAATGATGGGATGGACACCGTGAAAACCCCTCTTGGGATGTTCAACGATGCGCTGATCGAGAACGACCTCGCCGCCGTAGACAAGACCATCCGTGAGTATTACAACATCCCGGTTCAGCCGGATAACAAAGGAGAGTAACAGATGAAGAACATCAACTGGAATGACGTGCAGGAAGCCACCGAGCGCCGTGACCTGCCTGTTGGTGGCTATGTTGCCGGTATCTGCAAGGCAACGGACGAACCCACAAAGGAACGTCTGAACATCGAGTGGGAAGTCGCAGAGGGCGAGTTCAAGGGTTACTGGCGTGAGCAGACCGCTTCTCTTGTCGAGCGCGGCAAGCTGAATCCGGGTGAATGGGCATGGGGCGGCAAGACCATCAAAAGCTACAAGGAAAAGGCGCTGCCGTTCTTCAAGGGCTTTATCACCGCTGTGGAGCAGTCCAATCCCGGCTACAAGTTCAACAACGATGAAAAGACCCTGCGTGGCAAGCTGGTTGGCGTGGTTCTCCGTGAGGAAGAGTACATGGGCAACGATGGAAATATCAAGACCAAGCTCGTTGTTGACCGCTTCACCAGCGTGGACAAGATTCGCTCCGGCGATTATGAGGTCAGACAGAAGAAAACGCTGTCTGGTGGGTCTGGCTCAGGCTACTCGCAGGGTGTGAACGATGACTTTTCCGTGATTGAGGACGACGGTTCGCTCCCTTTTAACTAACGGTTACGCTACCGGAACAAAAGGCGAGAAAGGAACGATATGTTTTACCGTCCGAAAGTAGTTCGATGCTGCCTGAAAACTGGCGGGAAAAGCATCGAACAAATCAAAGAATCCCACAAAGGGCAAGGGCTGGTTTATCGGGATTTCGAAAGTCTCCAACAGATGTACGATGCTTTTTCTGGATTAATTGTTGAACTGTCCCTTTGGGAGTACGACAACCACGAAAGCTATCATCTCGAAAGCTGGAAGCCAGAAGATGATAAAAAAGTTATGATGGGCGTTTATTACGCAGAGCAAACGCATCCATTCCCTCGATACAAGAACGATTTTGAAAAATTCAAAATGGACTGGGAAGCGAAGAAATATGAATGCGAAGGTGCGTCTCTTGTCTTTGCTCCAGAAGACGTAGAAGAACTCGAAACCATCTGCGAGGAAGTTCCTTCGTCCTGACCGCCTACCTTATATAAGAGCTGTGCTATCTGGCTGGACGGGCGTTTGGAAAGATGAAACACTTGGGCGACATTACAAAGATTCACGGCGACCAGATAGAGCCTGTGGACTGCATCACGTTCGGAAGTCCTTGTCAGGGCTTGTCTATGGCAGGGAAAAGGCTTGGATTTGACGACAACCGTTCCGTGCTGTTTTTGGATGCCGCAAGAATCATTAAGGAAATGAGGACAGCCACCAATGGAATGTATCCAACTTTCGCTATTTGGGAAAACGTGCCCGGAGCATTCAGTTCCAATGGAGGAGAAGATTTCAGAGCCGTGCTGGAAGAACTTGCCCGCGTGGAAGAACCAAACGCTTCAATTCCTCGACCTTCGGGTAGGGGGGGGCAGATGGAGCAAAGCTGGAGCAATCGCCGGAAACGGATGGTCTCTGGCTTGGCGACAGCTCGATGCTCAATATTGGGGAGTTTCCCAACGCCGAAAGAGAATCGCTCTTGTCGTGGATTTTGGAGGACAACGTGCCGCAGAAATACTATTTGAGCGCACGAGCCTGTCAGGGAATCCTTGTGAGAGCATCCCGGCGTGGAAAACCTTTGCCCGAACTCCTGAAGCAAGCGTTGCTGGATATGATCGAATGGTGGAATCCGGGAACTCTATCACAGGTGATGCAGAAAGTGAAGGAACAGGAAGGTCTGGAGGAAAAGGAACTGGACGAGTATTGGAATCAGACCATCGAGAGACTTCGACTCGATGCACAGAACCCGCAGCCTACACTCTAAAAATCCGTTCTGGATGTGAGGGTGGCGGTAAAGGCGCTCTGGTTCAAACTGAATTGAGCGCAACGGTTTCTACGTTGCAAGACCAGACGTTGTTTCAGCCTGTTGTTTATGATGCTCGTGGAAACGGCGATGGAAAAATCGTACCGACCATTACAGGCGACCACGAAAACAGAATCACAGATTACACGGCCATTGCAATCGAACGCAAGACCTTCAACGAACAGTCGTTCAGCCACTACAAGGAAAGCGACAAATGCTCAACCTTGAAAGCGAAAGCAGGGAACATCGGCAATGGCAGCGAGTGCCTGATTGCAGAGAAAGCCATCCGCTGGATTGTTCGCCGCTTGACCCCTGTTGAATGTGAACGGCTACAAGGCTACCCGGACGGATACACCGACATTGGTGACTGGACGGATAGCAAAGGAAAGAAACACAAGTACGCTGACAGCCCACGGTACAAGGCTCTAGGCAACTCCATAGCCCTGCCACAGTGGTTCTGGTTGGTGCAGAAGATGCGCCCTTACATGAAAGAAAAGCCTACGCTGGGCAGTCTGTTCGATGGTCTGGGTGGTTTCCCTCTGGTCTGGCAAAGAGCATACGGCGAGGGAACAGCACGCTGGGCAAGCGAAATCGAAAGCTTCTGCATAGCTGTAACAAAAAGGAGATTTGGCGAAGAATGATTACTTGTTGTCTCAACTGCACATCACGCCACCAAGCCTGCCACGACACCTGCGAGAAGTACAAGGCAGAGAAGAAAGACTTTGAGGAGCGCAAGGCATTCGTGTATGAGCTGAACCACAGCCAGAGCGTGTACCACCGTGATTATGAGGACAAGCACCGGGAACGTGGCAAGAAACGGTTTCTCGGAAGTGAATTTAGAGGTGAACGATAAATGGGAGCTTTTATTGCAAGACAGCCTAACGGTTTGCTGTGTCGGTTTTCTTCGGTGGTCGATTGTGTCACCGATTACAACATGACCGAAGAAGAATATATCGAGATGTGTGCTGAAAAGGCACGAAAAGAAGCACGAGATGTTCTTGACCATTATATTAAGCCGTTTGAAATGGTTGACAGGTATTTCTTCCCGAACAACATGACAGTGGAAGAACATAAGCGGATTATGAAGGAAATGGAAAAGCCCGTTGACAAAGCAACTCATATTCCGTGAGCTTAGAGGTGAACGGGGATGAACAAAAGAAAGTATAAGCCGGGCTGTTACATCATTTCTCTTGATGATTTGATGAAGCAGGAATTTGTTTACTGCGCCGGAAAACTTGTTCACAAAGGCTGGTTTGGTAGCTGGCAACTGCGATATGCAAATAGCGAACTTGCTATGCTACGTATCAGAGAAGCCAAAAAAATCGAGGACAACGAATGAACACCGGCAAGCAGTTTGAAGCAGACTTCAAAGCATCAGTCCCATCCGATGCGTGGTGCTACCGCCTGAAAGACAGTGCTGCCACCTACTACGGCGGCAACGAGAACCTGTCCTTTTCCATCGACAACATCTGCGATTTCCTTGTGTACCGATACCCGATGAACCATCTGTTTGAACTGAAAACCATCGAAACGCCCTCTATCCCTCTGGAAAAGGTGTTCGGTAAGTACGACAAGGAAAAGTGCAAATACCGCAAGGAAAAGCACATCACCGACATGGTGGAAGCAATGGGGTACGGCGGTCAGACCGCCCATGTGATAGTCAACTATCGTGCAATCAACCGCACCTTTGCAATCCCTGCCAGCAAGGTTCTGGCGTTCCGTTACAACGAAAGCCGCAAGAGCATCCCTTGGCAGTGGGCAGAACAAGAGGGGATAGAGGTAAAAGCAAAAAGGCTACGTGTCCATTGGCGATATGACGTGGATGGGCTGCTAAAGAGATTGGAGAAAGAACATGATTTGTTTTAAGTGTGACCGATGCGGAGAAGTCTTTGACGGGTACAAAGTAGATGGCTTCAATGGCATCGCAAAAATCAAGACAGAAAAAAACGGAGCAAACATAATCGCTGGCGAAGAACCGATTCAACTTTGTCCGTCCTGCATGAAAGAATTGAATGACTGGTTAGAGCCAAACAAAGAAAAACTAGACAACGGGAACAAGAACGAATGGAACAACATGACTACTCAACCGCAATGTGGCGTGGCTGTCGAAATAAAGCTTGAAAATGGAAACCTCGACATTGCGTACCGTAGATATAACGATAAACGCTGGTTTCAAAGTAGTGGTGAATGGGTTTCAAGTGATGTCAAAATCGTTGCATGGAGATACATCGACTGAAAGGAGAACAGAAGTGAGCAAGAAAGTCTCAGACATCCTGCCAAAGACGGAAATCTTAGCACAGCTGGCAGAAGAAGCATCCGAACTTGCACAGGCCGCGTTGAAGTTGCGCCGTGCGCTGGATAACACGAACCCGACACCGAAGAGCGTAGAGGAATGCCGAAAGGCGTTTGAAGAGGAATACGCAGATGTTATGGTGTGTATGGCCGCTCTTGATTTTTCGGATGACAGAAAAGCGTATGAGCGAATTGGAATTATTGCAAGCGAAAAATACTACCGTTGGCTCCATCGCCTTCAAGACAAGGAGCAGTCAGATGAATAAGCGCAGAAACCGTCCCTCGTCTGGCAAACAGGCGATGTCAACCAACCTCCGCAAAATCGCACGGCAGAACCAGTTGTACGGATTTCGCATGGCTCTGGATGGCATCGCTGCCACATGGGGCGCACTGATTCAGAACCTTCGGTGCGATGCAGACCTGACCGATGAACAGGTACAGAAAATCATCCGCATTGGCGACAGGTACTGGGATATGGTCGGCAAGTTCAAAGAAGAGGACATGACCCCTGACGAGTTTGCGGATTACATCACCGCAAAGTCAGAACAGGTCGAAAAAGAGCTGAGAGAAAGGTGGAGCTGATGGATAAGGAACAGCTTGCTATCGCACGGTTGCGGGACGCTGCACGTCTATCCGAGCATCGGTACAAGAAACCGCTCATGGTCACATACTCTGGCGGCAAGGATTCACAGGTACTTGTAGCTCTGGCTGAACGTGCAGGAATCAACTTTGAGGTGGTCAACAGCCATACCACAGCAGATGCGCCGGAAACGGTCCATTTCATTCGTGAGCAGTTCAAGGCAATGGAAGAACGGGGAATCAAATGTTCCATCGTCATGCCACGATACAAGGACAAGCCCGTATCCATGTGGACACTGATCCCGCAAATCATGATTCCACCAACGAGGCTTATGCGTTACTGTTGTTCTGTGTTGAAGGAAACATCTGGTAAAAATCGCTTTATTGCAACTGGCGTTCGTTGGGCTGAGTCGACATCGAGAAAAAACAATCGTGGGATTATGGAGTTTAACCATCGTAACAAAGAAAAAAGAATTACGATGATGGGCGACAACGATGAAAAACGACAACTGTTCGAGACCTGCAACCTTAAGGGCAAGATGACAGTCAATCCGATCGTGGACTGGTCTGACGATGATGTGTGGGACTACACGCACAGCGAGAACCTTCCTATCAATCCATTGTATTGCGAAGGGCAGAAGCGTGTTGGCTGCATCGGTTGTCCAATGGCCGGTAGGGGGGGCAGACAGCGTGAGTTTATGCGATGGCCTGCTTACGAGAAAATGTACATCTCAGCGTTTGAAAGAATGTTGAAAGCTCGTAAAAAGAGAAATCTTGAATCTGAAGGGAAGAAATTCGCGACAGACGACTGGCAGACCGGCATGGACGTGTTCCGCTGGTGGATGGAAGATGACAACATCAGTGGTCAGTTGAGCATGGACGATTTTATGGAGGATAACAATGTTTGAATTTGCAACTCGCTGGCTGGTCTGTCTAGTCCTGCTGGCGGTGGTGGTTCAGTCCGAACGGACAATCAAGGACGTGGCAGACAACCTGTTTGAAGAACGTCAGGCAATGCTCGTCTGGCTATTCATCAACGTGTGTCTGGTCGTTTGTACGGCTGTTGTGATGGGGTGGAAGTGATGATTCAGGATATCGACATGATAGGGCGTGAAAGGCTGGCTTTTCTGTATGGTCTTTATAGTGGCTGTGCGAAATCCGAAACTGAGCTTAATATCAAAGGCATTTATCAGGAAATGGCCTCCGAGTTAGCTTGGTGTTTGGGATTCAACGAGAACTACAGCAAATGTTATGAGATGAACGGGGAATAACCAATGGACAACGAACTTTACTGCCCGATGAAAATGACCAGCAATCCGCTCGGTCGGTGCGTATGTGAGAAAGAAAAGTGCGCATGGTGGCGGCAGTTGGACAACTGCTGTTCCGTCTGGTGGATTGCATGGAAGTTGGACGGCATCGAAACAAAGATGAAGAGGTGAACGAGGATGAGACTTGTTGACACAGAGGATGTTATTGATGCATTGGGGAACATGGGAGAAGAAATCGACCTAAAAGAAGCCGAAGAATGGGTTGATACGGTTCCAACCGCTATGCAGTTGTGGACAAGTGTAAAAGACGCACAACCTATTGAAAATGGGGTTTATTTTGTTGTCTACGATTTTTGGTATTGGAGAAACTGCATTAGAACAATGCAGTTCAAAGATGGGAAATGGGTCGATGATGAATACCCGGTCAAGTTTTGGATGCCAATTCCTAGAATTCCAAAAGAGGATGAATAATGAACGAACTTAACGAAAAGTACAAAATTATTTACACAGACCCACCGTGGCCGCAGAAAAAAGGAAACGTCAGAAAATGCAGACCGAATCAAGGAAAAGAACTTGATTACAAAACTCTTTCGCTTGATGATTGCTTTTCCATTCAAGACGTTTTCTTTGAAAATACAGCAGACCGCCATAATGTGTTTATGTGGTGCATTGACAAGTTCTTGATGGAAGCGGAACGGCAAATGGCAAAGCGTGGCTACAAACTCCATGCGAGAATGGTTTGGGATAAAGAAAACGGCGTTGCTCCTGCTTTTACGGTTCGGTTCTCGCACGAATATCTCTTGTGGTTCTACAAGCCCGGAAAAATGCTGATGCCAAGAAAAGAAACGAGAGGTAAATACACAACGATACTTCGAGAGCCCGCTACATACCATAGTCATAAACCGCAATGCGCCTATAAAATGTTAGAGGATATGTTTCCGACAGCTAAAAAGATTGAACTATTTGCAAGAAATCATCGTGATGGATGGGACGCTTTCGGAAATCAAATTGAGGAGGTCTGATACATGGCAACACCCCCGAAGCGTGGTCGTGGCAGACCGCCGCTGACCGAAGCTGAAAAGAAGAAGCGTGAGAAGCGGGCACAAAAGGCAAAAGAAGAAGCCGCTGCGAAGCGTGAGAAAGAGCGTGAAAAGAAGCGGCTGCAAAAGAACGCCATGAACAGAAAAATTAGGTCGAAAGCCAGTCAAAAACTGGCGGAAAGGCAACAGGAAGCATTGGAAAAAGTCAGAGAAATTGATGTGAACGATTTGTCCGTTTTGCTCGATGGTGAGGATGATAGAAAAATTCAAGGAATGATTGCGGCAGACTACTTCGACAATCTTCCGAAAGTGAACATGGACAATCCGATTGATGTCAAAAATCGACTGGATTTTTTCTTTAATTGTTGCAAAATAGCACGAATTTCTCCTGTCATTGAATGGATTGCACTTTCTCTCGGAATCAAGTGGGTTAGCTTGAAACAAATCATGCTTGGAGAAAGACGAAATGATAGTTTACAGCAAGAATACATTCTTAGAACTGTTCTGAAAATGCAGTCCATGTGGGCATACAACGGCATTTATGGGCAGGAAAATCCTGCCGAGTGGTGCTTCCGAGCTAAAAACTATTTTGGCATGAAGGATAACGTAGAAGTTACTGTTGCTACACCAGCGCAACCATTAGGAAATGCTCAAAGCCCTGAAGAACTCGCCCAGAAGTACCAGACGGCTTTGCCGAAAGGGATTGACGTGGAGTACAGAGAGGTGGCAGAAGAGGTGGTCAAGGATGACTAACGGCGATTTTATCCGTTCCATGACGGACGAAGATATTACAGAAAACTTTACGCGGGGCATCTGCGAGCTTATCAAGCATCGTGACCCGGAGCGTTGCCAGAACCGTGAGCATTGTTTTCATTGCGTCAAGGACTGGCTGAAAGAGAAGAACACAATCATGGTGAGGGCTGACCAATGGGAACTTTAATTGACTTCTCCGACCCCTGCCTACGCACGTTTCTGCCTGTCCTCTTGCAAGACCACACGACAGGCAAGAACATCATTTGGGCGACAGACCCTCCTCCTGAACTGGGCGTGGGCTTTGCAGATGAAATCACGCTGGAACAGCTAGACAAGGTTCATCTTGTCCCTCGTGTGCAGAAACGGCTTGCAGACCAGAAGAAGCGCACCAGCAAGAAAGCAGAGGTGTTTACGCCGACTTGGGTTTGCAAGAAGATGGCAGACGTTGCCGAAAACGACCTGAAGGACGAGGACTTGAAGGAGTACATCAACAAAACTTGTCTTGAAATCACCTGTGGCGAAGCGCCGTTCCTCACAAGCCGATACGATACCACAACAGGGCAGATGATTGCCGTGCCGGACAGAATCGGTCTGCTGGACAGGAAGCTGAATGTTCTGGCAGAGCAGTTCCATGACTACGATATGTGGATGTGCTGGGCAATTAGTGCCTACGCATCAACATACGGCTATGAGTGGCAGGGGGACAATCTCTTGCTGGCAAGGTGCAACCTGTTTTTGACGCTGATCGAGAATTTTAGGTATCGGTTTGATGCTAAAAGGTTGGAAATCGGTTGTATGCCTATGTCCCTTGACTGTATCTCAGACATCATCTCATGGAACGTCTGGCAGATGGATGGTCTAAAAAAGACCGTGCCCGGCACGGACATTCCGTGCAAAATCAAAGACTGGAAAGCTGGCAAAGAAATCTTGTTCAAGGACGTTGGGGAGGACGACTAATGCAAACTGACAGAGGAATCTACCATAAGCGAGTGTGCGACCGCTGCGGAGCAGTTCTGGGAGGAAGGATGATGAACCCTGACGAATACTTCAAAGACTGGGCGTGGCGCAGGGACACAGGCGACCTGTGCCCGGAGTGCTATGAGGAGTACAAGCGAGTAATCGAACGGTTCAATGCCAACAGAAGAAGAAAGAGAGGGGAGAGATAATGGATGTTTACTGCACCACCGAACATTGCTCTTGCATGGGCATCAAACAGTTTTCGGCTGGCAAGGCTATCCGATGCACAGCAGAATCCTGTAAGAACAAATCTGAGCCATCCTGTGGCTCTTGCAAATGGTACGCAGAGCCGGAGGGCGTGTGCGTGAACGACCAGTCAGAACACGTTGCAGATTTCGTGTGTGACGAACGTGGATGCAAGGAATGGGAGAAAAGAGAAAATGAGTTATGATATTTCGCTTTGCGACCCCGTAACGCATGAAACGCTTAAAGCGGATAGTGCGCATTTTATCGCTGGTGGTATGCGCGCTATGGGTGGTACGAAAGAACTGTGGCTCAACGTTACCTATAATTACAGTCACTTCTATTACCGACCGGAAGTGTTTGGTGAGGGCGGCATCCGCTCCATCTACGGCAAAACAGGCGCAGAGAGCATCCCGATGCTTGAAAAAGCCATTTCTGCACTAGGTGACGATGTGGATGATAGCGACTACTGGAACGCAACAGAGGGCAACGCCAAACGTGCCTTATACGGTTTGCTTGCGTTTGCAAAGATGCGCCCTGACGGCGTGTGGGATGGAGATTGAAAGGAGAGAACATGGAAGTCAGACCGATTGATGCTAATGAACTACGTCAAAACATCGAGGCGTGGATTCAGGAGTATAACGATGGAACAATAGGTGGCTTGTCGTTAGACGATGTGCTTGATTACATCGACACCGCGCCGACAATTGAGGTGAAAGGCAATGGCTAATTATCTAGAATACCTTGAACGAAACGCACTTATTGAAAGAATCCAGAAAGCTTATTGCGATGGCTGCGAGAACTACAACGGCGTTAGATGCCGCGCTTGCGGTATTGGCGATGCCATTGACGTAGTGGAGGATGCACCGACAGCTTTAGAGCGTACCGCTGAATGGATTGCGCAAGACAAAGATAAGACGAGGTTCATGTGCAGTAATTGCCATGCGAGAAACAACCGAGACCGCTACAACTACTGCCCGAACTGTGGTTCTTTGATGGAGAACAGGTTATGAGTAACACGCTCTGGCATCCAGCAAACGAACCGCCACGAGAACGAACGCAGCCTTTATTGCTTGCGACTAAGACAACGTGGCGTGATAAAGATGGAAAAATGTTGCAAGGAATCTCGCCGACAACATACTTTCTAGGTTGTTACGCAGACGGTCAGTTCTGGGATGAGATAGGCGAGAGACTGCCGAAAGATGTGACTGTGACGCATTGGATGGCGTTTCCGATGGTATGAGGTGATGTAGATGGACAAGTGTGTATGGAATACCGTGCGAGACAATTTTTTGCTGAAAAATGCTATCGAAGCATGGAACAAACGCTACAAAGAGGGCTAAAAATGGCGCAAGATTTTAAGTTTTTTGCATCATATCTTGATGCTGCAAGCGAATTAAGCGAGAAAGATTGCAAGGATTTTATCTACGCAATCGTCCAATACGGCATCAACGGCATAGAACTTCCACTCAAAAAATCAATGAAACCGATGTGGATTTTGGTAAAACCAACGCTGGATTCGAGTAGAAAATTACATGAATACGGTAAAAATGGTGGTAGACCGAAAAAGCCCCCTTTTCAAGAATCAAAAAGCCCCCTTTCTGAAAATAAAAAAGCCAGTCGAAAAGCCTCCCTTCCTATGGATAAGGATAAGGAAAAGGAATATGGATTAAAGAAAGAATGTGAGAAAGAAAAAGAGCCAGCCAAACGCTTCAAAGCACCGACTATCGAGCAAGCCAAAGAATACTTTGCAGACAAGGGCTACATGGAATCGGAAGCAGAGCGGTTTTTCGACCACTTCACGGCAAATGGCTGGAAGGTCGGCAAGTCGCCTATGAAGGACTGGAAAGCTGCTGCACGGAACTGGATGCGTAACGTAAAGGATTGGAGTGGCGGCTACCAGCAGACTATGGCTGAATTGCCTGACGAGGGAGATTTCCTGCGGTGAATATTGAAAATCAGACCCAATACATCCTGCTGGGAGCAGTCCTCACGTTCTCGGAATACGCCGATGTGCTGCAAGACCTTGAACTGGACGACTTCTGTCCAGAGCTGCGTGATACATTCGCTGCCATTCGTGGCTATTGGGAACACAACGACAAGTGGAACCCGGTAGAAGTCATGGGGCGGTACGATAACTGCAAGAAAGCAATGGGTGAATGCCTAGATGCCTTTGGTGCAGAGTTCATCCGCAACGTCACCCATGACATGATGCTTGGATGGGCTGGAATCATCAAAGAACAGGCAGCATTGTCCAGAGCAAGAGAGATTGCATTCAAAATCGTTGATGGTTCGACTAGATACGCAGACCTGACAGGCATTTATGAGCAGCTAGGCGAAGCTATCAACCTACACAACGAGAGAAGCGATTTCATCCCGATGTGTGACGGCATAGACAACTACATCCGCAAGTTGGATGATAAGCCGGAGTATATCAGCACAGGGCTTAGAGTGCTGGATAACAATTTGCATCTTGTGCCGGGCAACTTCGTTGTGATCGGTGGCAGACCGTCTGCCGGTAAGACCGCTTTGTCTTTGCAACTTGCCTGTGAAATAGCCAAGAACGGACGCAAGGTAGCGTATTTTAGCTTAGAGACCGACCCAGACACGCTCTATGCCCGTATTATCGCAAATCAGTTAGGCGTACCGCTACACACGGTCAAAAACAAGACCGTCAGCATTAACGAACTTGACCGACTGGCAGCTATCAAGAAATATCCGCTATTCGTCCGCTCTGCCGCTGGTAAGAGCGTTGGGTGGATTAGAACGCAGTCCATCAGGATGCAAGCCAAAGTGGTTTTTATCGACTATTTGCAGCTTATCCATCAAGCTGGGGCGAAAGACCGATACAGTGCTGTCACGGAAATCAGCATGGCATTGCATGAGTTCGCACAGTCCACAGGAACGCTGGTTGTAGCTCTCGCACAGCTCAATCGAGAGACGGCAAGGGCAGGAATCCCACCAACTGCCGCAGACCTGCGTGAAAGCGGACAGATTGAGCAGGACGCAGATGCAATCATCCTGCTGGCACAAAAAGTGACTACGAAGAAGCGGCCAGAGCAGCATTATCACTTTGCGCTTGAGAAAAACAAAGAAGGCAACGTAGGGCCATTGGATATCACGTTCCAGATGGAAACGCAGCAGTTCAAAGAATGCGTGTGGATGTAACGAGAGGAGAATAAACATGAAATACCGCAAGAATCCAGTTGTTATCGAGGCATTCAAGCTTAATGCACGAGGCCTTGTTGGAGAAGATTGGTTCTGGGATGCAGTAAGTAGCAATGATATTATCACGCATGATTTCGGAAAGTTTCACAATGACCCTGCGTGGTGCGAGATTAAAACGCTTGAAGGGACTATGATTGCGAGGACTGGCGATTATATCATTCGTGGCGTAAATGGCGAAATCTACCCGTGTAAACCTGACATTTTCGAGAAAACATACGAAGCGATTGAGTGATAGTAGCCTAGCATCGCTTCTGCGCTCGTATCGTCACAGTAGAATAGGCAAGAAAAACAGATAACAGGGTTTGGACGATAAAATTACCGCCTGAACCCCATAAATATTTTTCACTACACAAAATACAGGAGGAAAAGACTATGTTTGTAAACACTGGTGGAGTTATTGCCGCAATCATCGCGAATCAGAACGCTCAACGAATGCGGAGAGAAAGAGAACAGCATGAACGTGCAGAACGTGAACGCAGAGAAAAGCGTTTATCGGAAGAACGAAACAAAACGAAAAAAGAGCGGAAGCCTTTTGACGAACTGAACATCATCCAGAAATAACGCAAAGGAGAAAACAACTATGGCACTTACCAACATCGAACGTGAAACCATCATCACTTTCAACGCAGCGGAGGATACCGCAGAAGTCTACACAGCAGACCCGGTTTACATTCGCAAGCTGGACAAGCTCTGTGAGCAGTTTCCTGATACGTACAAGTTTATGGAGGAGCTGTCTGCCAAGCGGTGCAAGGAATCCAAGACCTATTCGATGCCGAAACGTCTTGTGAAGTTCCGCTCGCCCATCACCCGTGAAATCAGCGAAGAGCAGCGTTCAGCACTGGCAGAACGTCTGCGTAAGGCACGAGAGAGCAAGAATATCTAATTTTAGCTCGTGCGGCTACAGAACTACTGTATCGGAAAGCATGGAATGGCATCAGGTGGTAAAACTACCCTCTGCGACTATTCCATGCTTTTTTCTCTTGTTATTTATCGAGAGAAAACGGCAAGGTCTGATTTTGAGTAGGAACCGTCTCGATCGACTGGCGTTTGGGCTGATACAGCTACGACTATCAGCGTGATGCGTTTGCATGCAAATGGATGCACATGATGCGTTCGCATTCAATCTTCCCCCCTTTCTTCCCCCTCTTTCCCCTACAACCCCTATTACCCCCTATAATCCCCCTAACTCCCCCCTCAAACAAATAAATTGTTTGAGGCCCCCGCGCAAAAATGGTGCGACAACTGCGACAACTGAAAATAACAACCAAATGTCTTGCGAAGGCTCTTTCCCCCTACAACCCTCTATCTTCAAAAGCTATACCGTTAGCCAGCAGAGCAGACCGTAGTCGGGAGCTGGCATGAGGTTCGGACTGGTTGATGGTATGCGACTATTCCACATGGAGAATTGACTTCATTTTGTAGTTGGTTGAATATGTAGAAATGTTGCATAGCTATATGGGCGATTGATTACAAATTGAAAGCGACTGACCAGCTGGATAGTTTTATTAGATAGTTAAAAGTATTGAGGTATTTGCCGAATGAATAATCCTAGTTGATTGGTATGATATGATTGTAGTTGTCGGTAATTAAATCGGAGAGGAACGAACCGAATCGGATGATACGACTATTACAGAAGAATAATAGTTAAAAAGATTGAGAAATTGCCTGCGACTACTATAATAAGTATGATTGTTAAAGATTTTGAGGTAATGTGATGGAGATTAAAATTGACAGGTGTCTTGACACATATTGATTTTGGGAGTGGTCGGATGACTTAGTGACTATCGCACCTCTCTTTCTCTAAAAGGCAAACGACTATTTCACACAAAAAATTCACAACTATTTGACGATGATTCGCAAGAAAACGCTACGACTATTACTATACGACTATCTGTGGACTGCTCGCTACTATACGATATATAGGACTTTCAAACGGTGGTCGTCTGACGACTTTACGACTATTCCACGACTATTCCACGACTATTTTATTGGAGAAACTACGACTATTGGCTACGACTATTGCTCGCCCTTATTGGCTATCGGGCGAAAGCCCGAAAAGAGCTGCGGCGGTAGCCGTGAGTGGTTCCGCGCCGCCCGCCGCGCCCCTGCTGCTGGACTGCCCCGCCGGGTGGAGGGTGCCAGCCGGTGCGCCCTGACTGCTGACCGGTGCCAGATTGAAAGCCGCCGGGCTGACCCTGTCAGGTGGAGATGCTTACCCCTCAGCAGGTGCGCCGGGTTTGTACTGCTGACACGCTGTCAGCACTTGCCAGCGATCCGCAGAGGGTAGGAGCTGACCCCGCCGGGTTTGCATGGCCTGCGATGTGTTGCGCCGTCTGGCATGGATCCCCATAACAGGGACGCGCCCTTATATACATTATTATAATAGGGCGGCTGCGATGGCCTGTATAGAGCCCCGGCGTGGCGTTGGTATCTGGTATGCGCTGGAGGTGCTGCGGCGCTGTGATACGCTCCAACGTGTCGCAGGCGGTATTATAGCCGCTTGTGTCGGTCTGGTATCGTGGGCGGTTGAGCGGTACAAATTGCAGGAAAAACGCCTGTAAAGCTTTGTGCGCTGTTTTGTAGCGTTGGCGGTATAACTGCATGGACGGTACAAAACGCGCTGTAAACGCTTGTATGGGGCTGTATTGCAGCAGGGCAAAATAAAAGCCCTACACCCTCAGCAGATGCAAGGCAAAAGAAAAGCCCCGCCACGTGGGCGGGGTTGCTCTTGTGCTACGCGGCCATAGTGGAGCCACTACGTCGCTTTGATGGCACTAATCATATTTTCCCAGCGAGAAGTTGGAAAGTTATAACTTTCATCAATCTTAATCCAGTCATGCAGAATAGAAATTGCTTCGTCCTTAGTGATACAAGACTGATTCACAGGAAATCCAAAAAGAGAATCAAAACAATCTGCTGTGCCGAAAGAAATAGCTTTAGTTTCGTCGTTCTGGACAACAAGAAAACCGTCACAGTCAAAAAGCACGTTGAACAGTTCGAAATTTGCACCGTTGTTAAAAAACCATTTTCGTTGCTTCATAAAGCGATACCTCCAAAGTTTTTTTGTGGCCCTTTTGGGCAATGGGGTGGGGTTGCTTTACGGTGCAGCCCCGCTAAAGTATCCGATTTGCATTATTTAGACGCTTTAAACAGCGCCGAGAAAAACCAAAAAACGAACAGAATACAGGATAATATCACTTGTCGCACCCCCTTATACCACGCTGAATCGCTTATAGCTGGTTTTGCTGCTGCATTCTGCGTATACGTCCGGGTACAGCGTCTTGAGTAGCTTGCTATCAAGTCGGACGCTCTGCACGTCCTTATAAATGGCTTTTGCAGTGCCCTGTACCATTTCGGGCGCGCCGTGCATCATTGCAATTATATCTGTTCTAATTGCGTCGTTCATTGCTTCAAGCTCTTCTATTAAACGTTTGTTTTCCCTATACTCGTTTACTCTTTTTTCAAAATCAGACATTTTTATACCTCCATAAAAAGATGCAAGGCAGAATTTGCTTTTTTGTGCCGCTCAAAATCGGCCTGCGTACCGTGTCCAAAATTAAAAGCCCCGGTAATGCGTTCTGCGTCCCATACACTGTAAGCACCGGCACGGATAGCGGCTTTTACGTTGCCGCGATATTCTATATTAAGCACCGGTTTGTAAATGTCGATTGTCATTTTCTGCCCCTCCTTATTAGCTATTTAGAAATGCAATAATTACCAGCGCGCCGGAGACCATGCCGCCCACGGACCAGAGGGCGGCCCACTGGGTTGCATCGAGTACCAACATATTACTGCACCCCCTTGCAATACAGGCCGTTGGTGCGGCAAATAGTGCGGATACGGTTGCAAGCCTGATACAGTGCGCGGGCTTGCACGTCAAGCCACGTTTCGCGGCTGTTTGGGTTGTTCATGCCGCCGTCGGTGCGCTTGAGTTCGGACGGGGTGCAAACGCGGGCGGCAATATCGGCGTTATAGCAGATGGAGCAACCGCCGTTGCTGTACTGCTCCCAGCAGCTTGCACCGTTGAGCGCCCACCGCTCAAGCTCTGCACCGTCAAGAGGCAGGCGCTCCATGTTGTCCGCACCCTCCTGCACATCTTCCAGCAGGTCAAGCGCGTACAACGTAACGGCCTTATCCCACGCGCTGCGATCGTGGCGGGCGTTGAGCTCGGCGCAGATGGTATCTGCAAGTGCGGTATAATCAGGGGTGGCAGTCTGGGGCTGTTCCGTGGTAAGGTCAATGATGGTTGCTGCAGCCGCTGCGGAAATGGTGTTGACCTGTGCGGCGTTAAGTTCGATGATTTCACGGACGTTCTGACCTGCAAAGTGAGCCTTTACAGATTCAAGGCTTTCAGCAATTGCAACGGTCGAGATGTATTCATCGTTTCGATCAGTGATAACGTGGTAATATTTTTTCATGGTTTTTGTCCTCCTGTTTTGGTGTATTGTGGTTGTAGTCCATATTTATCTGGATTGATTATATTATATCCATATATATATGGATTGTCAATGCTTTTAGCAAAATATATCCATATAAATATGGATAAAATTGAACGTCTGAAATTGTACACTTTGCCGGACACATTGCAGGCAGTCCAGCACCCGCCGCCGTCCAGATCTCCCGGTGCAACGTGTCCAGCGTTCGGAGGTGTGCGGCGTTGCCTTGCATGGTCTGCCCTGGTTCTGGCACGGTCTGCCCTGCTGCCTGTGATGTGCAGGCCGTCCGGGTGCGCTGGGGGGGCTTGGGTCTCCACCTCTGGGGTATATGGGGCGAGCCGGGGGTGGGGCGGTCAACACCTCGCGTAGAAAAAATTCAAAAAAGGCCGTTTTCGGGGTTCCCCTTGCCAACACCCACCTTTTCTTCACAAACCAAAACCCATCCGATTGTGCAAGTCTCCAAAAATTCCGAAAAATACAAAAAGGCCCCTCTTCAGGTCTAATCTGTGCTATACTTGACCGTAAGAAAGGGGCATTGTAAAATGGCAAAACTCGTAGAGTGTAAACACTGCGGCGCAAGGATAGCCGTTACCGCTAAAACCTGTCCGCAGTGTGGTGGAGAGAATACACCGCCAAAGCCAGCTTATAAGCGGCTGTGGTTCAAAATCCTTATGGTAATGTTCGTATTGGCTTTTATTATGGATTTGGTAAGCCCTCGTGACAAAACGAATATTGCGTCTAACTCTGAAAGCGAAAAGCCAACATCATCCATTGCATCATCTGTAAAGGCAGAATCCGAAAGTTCGTCTGCTGCTTCGGAAGAACCTGTAAAAAAGGACGACTCTTTTATTCTAGTTGATGAAGTTCTTGGCGATTACGGAAAAGAAAAAACGAACAAGAGTGGTTATAAATATATCTGGTACATGGTTCCTGCTGGCACATACGAAGTTGAGAATCGAAACAAAGAAGCTACAGTATTTGTGGTGTCTGATGCAAATTCTGACGATGTGAGTGATGTGCTGAAATTTGAAAAAGCTGGCGAAAAGCAGAATGTTACCGTTAAAGACGGCTACCATATCGAACTTTCGATTAGTGCGGAAGTCTTGCTAACACCAGTTGAATAAAGGAGAAATCTACAATGGCTAAAAGTAAAATGACAACGTGCAAGCACTGTGGCGCAGAGATTGCCGCAAGTGCAAAGGTCTGCCCTCATTGTGGAGGCAAGAACAAGCCGCCTATCTATAAGCGTTGGTGGTTCATCGCTATCATCGTTCTGGTTGTCCTGTCTGCTATTGGCGGCTCTGGCAGTAGTTCTGACAGTTCCGCAAGCAGTAGCAAAGCGACATCCAAAACAAGTGCATCCACCGCTTCTTCCGTTGCATCTGTTGTGCCTGAGATCAGCGAGGACGATTACAAGGCTGAGTGCCAGACTGTGGACTATAAAGAGCTGTGCCGCTATCCTGAAAAGTATGAAGGCACTAAGATTACGGTCAAGGTAAAAGTTTCGCAGATTATTGACGCAAACTTCTCCGGCAGCGAAAAAGCATGGAGAACTTACACGGACAACAGCGGATACGGATTCTATGCCGATGACGAGTATTATATGCTGGATAAGCGTGGCAGTGATGCCGTGAAGATTCTGGACGATGATATTATCAACGTCTACGGTGAGTTCACCGGGCTTGAGAAAATCACCAGAGCATTGACTAGCACCACCGATGAACTGCCCCGCATTGAAGTCAAGTACGCAGACCTCGTAGAAGAATAATTGAACAGTAAAAGCCAGTGGCTAAAAGCTACTGGCTTTTTTAGAAAGATAAAAAATGACGTTGCTTATAGTTATTCTTACTGTGTGCACGATTATGTACATGGTAGGAGAATCGCAAAAAAGAAGAACTATCAATCTCAAAATGGAAGAGATTGATGTAATGGATGGACACGATTTTGAGTATTATACGGCAGAAATGCTCAAATATGATGGGTTTAAGAGTGTAGAAGTGACAAAAGGAAGCGGCGATTATGGTGTTGATGTGATTGCATATAAGGACGGTCATAAGTGGGCGTTCCAGTGCAAGAGGTACAGTAAGAATCTTGGCTTAAAACCTATTCAAGAGGTCTACGCTGGCGCAAAAAGATACGGTGCAGATAAAGCAGTCGTATTCACCAACGTATACTTCACGCCAAACGCTCAATCTTTGGCTAACACACTTCATGTTGAATTGTGGGGCAGAGATAAACTTGCGGATATGATATGGCAACGGAAGCAGGAGGAAGAAGCCAAAAAAGCGTTTAGAAAATCTGTAATACACGGCAATCGCAAGAAAAAAGAACCAAAACAACAGTCAGTAACAGTAGAGAAGACTGTTAAAGAATCTGTTGCAGTAGAAAAGTCGCCAAAATTACAAGAACAGGACATAGAGCAACCAAAGCCAAAAGAACCGACTAATCAGCAACAACCGATTGCTATTGAACTAAAAACCAGACAAGAGCCGAAACTGGAAAATGAGATCATGCAGATGATTTATCCAGTAAAACCACAAGAATTAGAGAAGCATAAAGAAGAAAAAATCGAGGTGAAAGACATGGCAACAATCATTGGTGCAGGGAAATACACATTTGGCTTAAACATTCCGATGGGATGCTATGATTTGAAAGTAATTTCCGGGGAAGGGCAATTTAAGTTTCAGACTTCCGAAAAAGATGAATACGGTCGGTGTAATATTGATTGGATGGACATGGGCAGGTCTAGGGATGCAGCGGATGGATATAAAGGCTTGACGCTACCAGAAGGATGGTTCTTTTCTCTTGAAGATAGCTTGAAATGCGAAATTACGAAATCTAAAATGTTAGAAATCGAATAAAACATAAAAGCCAGCGGCTAGATGTTCTCTAACCACTGGCTTTTCTTATTGGCTGTTATACGCTTCTACGGATGCTTGCATAGAGCAGACGGAATGTCTCACGGCCTTTCGGCGTTACTCTGGTTTGTACGCCACCGTGCTTGTTCTTCTGGTTGCAGTATTCCTTGACCGCAAACAAGCCGTCACCCTTGCCAGCTTTCGGCAAAATGCCCTTGTTCTTGTCACGGTAGATGTAACCGTCAGAAATAAGCATCTTGATGAACAGACGTTCAGGGATACGCAGTTCCTTTGCGGTAGAGCGGAAGTTGGTAGACACATTCCATGCCACAAGGTCATCGAAGTAGTCGGCTTTGGGCTGCATCTCCTCGTTCTTCTCACAGAGCTGCTTGTTCTGCATCTGCAACGCTGCGTTCTTTTCCTTTTCGGCCTTCATGTTCTGAATCAGCCCGATCACAAAGTCCGGGTTGGCAATAGCCGTCTCCAACAGGTTGTCGGTCATGTACATCCCATGCTTGCGGATGGACGGCAAGACCTCGTGAGTGACCCAGTGCTTGAACCGCTGTGCGCTTTCCAGCTTGCTGCTAAAAATCAGACTGTACAGGCCGGATTCGTTGATGATGATGATAGGCTGCTTGCCACCGGGGGTGTCCATTTCGTTCACCCCTCTGTCCTGCTCATCAACGTGGTCACGGATGGCTTTCTGCGGGTTATTGTAGCCTAAAGCCACCGCAATGTCCTTGCCAACAAACCAAGGGTCATCGTCAATGAGCATGACACGGATTTCTCCAAACTCGGCGTTGTTGAAGATTTTGATGTTCTCAGACAAAGAAAGTTGCATTAAAAAACTCCTTTTCACTTGTGAGAGAAGCGATTTTCTGCTATAATAACGGCGAGAGAATGCTTCTCTCAGGGTTTACATGATACGTTCGCTGTGGTCGGCAAACTTTAGCGAGCGTATCATTTTTCGTTTTCATCGGGTAGCGGATGATTTTGCAGATACTCTGAAATGGCTCTGCGCATAAACTGGCTTCGGTTAAGGTCGCATACGGTGCAGTAGTGATTGATCTCTGCCAGCATTTCCTTGCTGACGTTGGCGTTGCACTGTGCACCATTCGGGTTGTTGTACGTCATACTCGTTCACCTCCTTTCGGCGTAATTATATTATACCACTTTTCCTTGTGAAGTGAATAATTTCAAACGATTTTACGATGTAATTTATAATACATACGAATTGCCGAAATTATGTTACTTTTCTTTGCGCCCCGCTTCGTACCCTGCCCGATAGTTCAGTTCAGACAGCTTGCCTAGTGCTTCTGCGTACTCCCTGTCCTCGCTGGTCGGCTCTTTGCCGTGTGCGAGGGTTTTCAGAAATTCTTCGGTTTTCGTGGGGAAGTTCATGTTTTTTGCTCCTAACTCTTGCGGAGAGCAGCCCTTTTTGGTATAATAGATTCCGAAAAGGGAGACTGCCCCCTTGGTGGTTGCAGGTTCTCGTTTCGTGATGTGGATAAGCTATCAGCGTTGCCGTCCAAAGTTCCGCTGGTAGCTTATTTTTTATGCCTTGATGTTCTCAACGTAGGATGCTACCCACTCGATACCCATGCGGATAACATCAACCTTTGAGATGCCCAATGCCTTTGCGCTGCTTTCCATGCTTGCGATCTGGCTCTCAGTGAGCCGGGTGCTTATCATGCGCAGCTTATCACGTTCCGAGGTTTCTGCCCGTCTTGCCAAGCTTATCACCTCGCTTTCGCTGGAATAAGTATAAAGCGTGAAAATATGCTTGTCAAGACCCAAAGTTTTACGGAAATGAAGTTCGGCAGAATTACTCCTTATTATAGAAAATTTTCTGCCTGATTGTGATTAACTAAGTAAACATCCTTATACTACTCTAGTATGTATAAATACATACTAGAGTATATTTATATATAATATAAGCGCAAGCAAAGAAAGTCCAGAAATATCTTGACATCCAGAAATATCTTGATATAATAGAATCAAGAAAGGATGGCGAAGAAAAATGACGGCAAGTGAAGCGATAAAGGAAATTTTGAAATTGAAGGAATTGAACCAAGCGAAGTTAAGTGATATGCTTGACATTCCGCTTAAAACCTTGAATGAACGTCTAAGGCACAAAAACATTAGTGTCAACAAGCTGGATGAAACACTAAGGGTTATGGGATACAAGATTATGGTAGTCCCTCGTGAGACAAAAGTCGAAAATGGGTTTGACATCAAGTGATGGGTGAAAAAAATGCGTTACTTCTTAGCTAGAGTGTCTAGTAAGGAGCAAAGCCTTGCAAGACAGCTTAAAATCGCACGAGATCGGTTCGACATCCCGGACGAGAATGTATTTTGTGATAAAATGACAGGTAGCAGCTTTGACCGTCCGCAGTATAAACGATTGAAAGAGACTGTCAAGGCTGGGGATGAAGTCATCGTCAAGGAATTTGACCGATTCGGGCGTGACAAAGACGAAATGAAGCGAGAACTTCAATGGTTCAAAGAAAAAGGCGTGATTGTTCGCATTCTCGACATTCCGACCACGCTTATTGACTTCCAAGACCAGACGTGGGTGCTGGAAATGGTAAACAACATCCTTATTGAGGTTTTGGGCGCAGTAGCTGAACAGGAACGCAAGAAAACCAAGCAACGTCAGGCAGAGGGTATAGCTGCCATGCCTATTGTTGATGGCAAGAGAGTGTCAGCGAGAACAGGCCGTAGCTTCGGCAGACAGGAAAAGCAAGTTGACGAGCAGCAGTTTGAAAGCCTATTAAAACAACAGCAAAAAGGCAAAATTACCGTAAAAGAGTGCTGCAAGCAGCTTGGTATTGGAAAATCTACTTGGTATGAGCGTGTCAAAAGATACGCAAATAAAAATAGCGGCAGCTCAACCACAAGCCACCGCTAAGAGTACACCAAACCAATCAAAACAGGAAAAAGAATGGTGCAACCACAGTATACCATTCTTTTCTCCAACAGGCAAGAGAAAAGGAGAACAACATGGAAAAGCAAAAACCGTTTTATTGGGATTTTATCAAAAAAGATGCAGATTTGACATTTCGCTCGGTTTTCGATTTTGTAAACTGCAAAGATTTCACTTCCTTTATGCTGGAATGCCAATCTAAGAAATGCAATGTTTTGTTTTATGATGAAAACATATTTTTTGATTTCAAGAAAGAAGGCCCTTCCGAAACGTTTAAGCGGCAAATGAGAGTTGCTCTTCTTACATTTATTTTGGAAAGCATTCCCGCAATAGCAGAAGATTATCTTGCGTATTTTAAGAAATATGCGGGATGGAAGAGCGATAAAACGTTTACTCCTACTTTAATCGAAAAGAAGGAAAGACTTGACCGCGAAACGTGGCTTGATGAACAAGCAAATATTATGTGACCCGCCAGACATGGTATCGGATTGCTGAACAGAGAAAGGCGTGATAAAATGAAAGCAGAGGATTTAATTGTCAAAGACGGTAGTATCACACTACGGTCTATGCTTGACTTTGGCGGATTCCTTGAAATTAAGAGATTCTTGGAAGTCTGTCGCTGGGAAAACTGCACCGTTACCTTTGCAAACGAGGAAATTGTCATTTTCCCGAATGAATACGATGCTGCTAAAGATGCTCTCGTCTTTATTTACGGTACGCTGGCAGAAAGACACGGTATTATCGAAAAGTATCTCCGTTATAAGCTGATGCTAGGAGATGAACAACCAAAACCTACTTTATATAACCAGTGAAAGGAGTAGCTCATGGACAACTTTAATGCCATTTACAAGATTCTCAAACTGCTGGATAAGCACAAAGGCGATGAAGAATTTGACTATGAGCTTATCTCTGCAAAAGCAATGAAGATGAAGGTCTCTGACTGGGAGCAGATTATGATCGAACTGCAAATGAACGGTTTCATTCGCGGTCTGGTCTACACGCAAGACCTGACGAATAAGTTCCCGCATATTGTAGAGCCGATTCACCCACAGATTACCTTGAAAGGCATGGAGTATCTTTCCGAAAACAGCATAATGAAGAAGGTAGAAAAAGGATTAGAAACGGTCGGGCAGTTCTTTTAATTGATTTTGAGAAATAAAGTTTCTGGAATCGCATTATAAAACCGAATATTTGATTTTTGTGCAGTTGTAGGCACTCTTTACATTTTTAGGTAGGGGGTGCCTATTTTTTATGCAGCCAAAGCAGTGTATCGCCATCATTGACAGCATCAAAGCGTATGCAAAGCAGAATCCGACAGAAGCACAGGTTTATGAGGACTGGTTTCAGGCGGTGGTGAACCTGAGAGACGCTCTGCCGCAAGACAAGCGGTTCGATGCCTACAAATACTCTAGTGAGCTACGTTCCGTCTGTGCAGCCATGATGGGCAAGATGAAAACAGGCGAGGACGTGGCAAAGGTCTATGACATTATCGGTCGGACGTACCTGTTTGAAGCAAAGGATGTGTTTGACAGCTATTGCATCTACCTTGAATGGAATCGTGCGCCGGAAAAGAAGTTTTATCAGCCGCGCCGGAAGGTGCTTCTAACGTTGGTTCGTGACCTAGAGGACTTGTTTTTCCACCGTGTAGAATTTCTTGGGGTCAGTCAACCTCCGAGAACTGGGAAAAGTACGCTCTGTATATTTTTCATCACATGGTTGATGGGCAACCGCCCTGACGTTGCATCGGTTATGAGCGGACATTCCGATAAGCTGACCAACGGCTTCTACGGCGAAGTGCTGTCCATCATCACCGACCCTGTGACATACAACTGGGGCAAAATCTTCCCTGACGTTCAACTTGTGGACAAGAGCGCAAAGGACGAAAGCGTTGACTTGAACCGAAAGAAACGCTTTCCCACCCTGACTTGTCGCTCCATTGGCGGCACGCTGACTGGTGCTGTTGAAATCGGCGAGGGCGGCGTTCTGTACAGTGATGACTTGATTGAGGACTTGGAGGAAAGCCTGAACGTTGAGCGTCTGAACAACAAGTACGATGCCTATCTGAACCAGCTGAAAGACCGTAAAAAGCAGGGCGCATTAGAGCTGATGGTCGGTACGCGCTGGAACGTTCTTGACCCTCTGGGACGCATTCAGAACCAGTATGCGGACAACCCGAAGTACCGCTTCCGGGTGATTCCTGCGGTAGACGAGAACGGACACAGCAACTTCAATTATGACTATGGCGTTGGATTTGACGATGCTTACTATGCCGATATGAAAGCCAGCATTGACGATGCAACATGGTGGGCAAAGTACATGGGCAAGCCCTATGTGCGTGAAGGTCTGCTGTTCCCTGCCGATGAACTGCGGTATTTCAACGGCGTTCTGCCTGACGGTGAGCCTGATCGCAAGCTCATGGTCATGGACATTGCATGGGGTGGCGGGGACTTCACCGCCTGTCCTATCGCCTATGTGTACGGTGATGCTGTGTTCATCCCAGACCTCGTGTTCAATAACGGCGATAAGACCGTGACCAGACCGGAAGTCGTGGGAAAAATCATCCAACACAAAATCAATGTGGTGCGTGGCGAAGCCAACAATGGCGGTGATGAATACTGTGACGTGGTAGACAGCCAGCTCCGGCAGCAAGGTTATCATTGCTCTGTCCGTAGCCAGCGTGCGCCCAGTGGGCAAAGCAAGCTGTCAAGAATCATCCAGTATGCGCCGGACATCAAGCGGTTCTATTTCCTTGACGAGAAACACCAGTCGAAAGAGTACAAGGCGTTCATGGAACAGGTGACGATGTTCACGCAGCTTGGCAAAGTTCCGCACGATGACGCACCGGACAGCCTGGCACAGCTTGCCGATGAACTGTATAATGGAATCAGCAAAATTGAGCCTGTCAAGAGGCCGTTTTAATAATTTCCCTAAATAGCCGGGTGCGTAGGCATTAAAATTTGATTTGTCTATTGACATGGCTTACAATAGTACCAGGAAGATTTGCAGCTTCCTCTAGGTATTGCGTTGGCGAGATTTTTAAGTCATTTTTTACTCGTCATTTGTTGTGTAATACCCTCCTTTCTTACTCACCCACGACAGCCGCCTTTCTCTGTCGTGGGGATTATATGTTGCGTTTCCGAGTGGACGGAACGTTGTTTGTACTCCCCCAACTGACACGAAGCGGTTCAAACCCGCTACGCAGCACAACCATCCTCTTGCTTTGCATGGGATTTCTCTTTTGACACCTCACCGCTATTCCCGGCTCTCGATGCAAAAGGCTTTTTTAAATTTTCTCCTTTTGCAAAGAGCAGCGGTAAAGTAAGCCGGGCCTTTCGCGGAGTGGAGCAGTCAGGTAGCTCGCTTGGTTACCAAGAGGTCGCTGGTTCAAATCCGGCTTCCGCGTCCGAATCGCAGCCTGAACCATTGCCTGTCCGGCAAACAGAAAGACTGTGAAGGTTTTCCAGGGCGGAAAATAGCACGGCTGGAAGTGCGAACAGTTTCCCAGCAGCTTCCAACAGGTCTGTGCTCAACAGCCTGTTTCCAGAAATCCAACGAAAGGAGCGCTCATGTTAGTTAGAATCTGTTGCCCTTGTATCAGGCAAAACCCAATCTATAAGAACGTCCGCTGCAACCGCTATCTTGGCGAAGTGGACGGACGATACCATTTTAAGTGCGACAGATGCAAGGGTGTTATCGAAGGAGACACAAGGGAAGGATGGGTAAAAATTATCCATCCACCGGAAAAGTAAATAGCTTTTGAAGCGCAGTTTTGGCGCAGTGAGATAGACTTTAACAGGTTTGTCTTACTGCGCTTTTTATTTTGCCAGAAAGGAGGAACGCATGGCTGAGTATCAGATAGTTGTTGACGGCTTTTTGAATGAGCCGTTGACTGGGCGCAGACCGATTGAAACGCCGGAGACGGAAATCAATCGGGCAAACGTGCTGAAAGTTGTCATGGGCAAGACAGAGCCTATTCATCTGCTGAACAAGAACGAGATTCGCTTTCTGCACAACTACTACTTGGGTAGCCAGCCTGTCCTCCAGCGCACGAAGGAGTACCACGCTGAAATCACCAACCGCATTGTAGAGAACCACGCCAACGAGTGCGTAGGCTTCTACACGGGTTACATGAGCGGCACTCCCTGCTCTTATGTGCGGTCTGAAACGGCAACTGGTGACGGTGAGGAAATCGCCCGCCTGTCCAACGCCTTGCAGTATGAAGGCAAGGATGCGCTTGATCGGCGGCTCTGGCAGTGGATGTTGGAGTGCGGACAGGGATACCGCATCGTTCTTCCTGACAAGGGGTACAACGGCAATTACCCGGACGAAACGCCCCTGTTGGTGGACGTTCCTGACCCGGACATGGCGTATGTGATTTACAACTCCGGCATCGGGCACAAGCCCATTGCCAACGTTCTGCACATCCCGCGCAATTATCAGAACGACCTAAACGACCTGATTTGCGTGTATACGCCAAACCAGTACTTTGAAATCGACAACGGCAAGGTCACAAAGTCGGAGAACCATTCTCTCGGAATGTTGCCGATGGTCGAATACAAGCTGAACCCGGAGCGGATGGGTCTGTTTGAACCGGCTATCCCTGTGCTGGATGCCATCAACGACCTTGAGAGCAACCGTTTGGACGGCGTGGCGCAGTTCATTCAGTCCATCATGGTGTTTACCAACTGCCTTGTTGATAAGGATGCTCTCGACCAAGTGAAGGAACTTGGCGCAATGTGCCTGAAATCCACTTCTGGTCTGCCCGCTTCCGTTTCTCAGATTGCAAATGAACTTGACCAGCAGCAGAGCCAGACCTTGCTTGATTCCATGTTGAACGTGTACCGCAGCCTGACTGCCATGCCTAGTGCCACTGGCAGCGAGAATGCAACGTCCGACAACGTGGGTGCAGTCATCGTTCGCAATGGCTGGAATCACACCGAAGCAAGAGCGCAACAGTACGAGAATATGTTCAAGTATGCTGAGCGCCAAAGCCTGTCTGTAATGCTGAAAATCTTGCGTGATACGGCTGGTTCTAAGTTGATGGCAAGTGACATCAACATCAAACTGCCACGCCGTCAGTACGACAACCAGCAGAGTAAGGTTCAGATTTTTGCACAGATGATTCAGCAGCCGATTGACCCGCAGTTGGCGTTCACTACGCCCGGTCTGTTCCCTGACCCGCAGGCTGCTTATGAAATGAGCAAGCCGTTCCTGATTGCCGCTGGCAAGCTGGGCGAGGACGGCAAAGCTCCGAAACCGCAGGAGCAACAGCCTGAACAAGTTGTTGAAGCCAACAAAACATCGGACGAACAGTCTGACAGCATCAATAAAGAAACAGAGGGCGAATAGCCCTTTGCATATTCCGGCAGGGAAGCCGGGATACAAATTTCGCAGCGTTGCAGGGAAGCAACGGTAAAAAAACGCAGGAGGAAATTAACGATATGAAACTCAATGTGTTGCTTGGTGATGCCTACAAAGAGGGCATGACCGCCGATGAAATCATTTCTGCGCTTGAAAAGGTTGCAGACCCTAACGCAGAGGTTGAGAAGCTGCGTAACGCTGTGACGAAAGCCAACGGCGAAGCTGCTGAATACAAGAAGCAGCTCAAGGCAAAGCGTACCGATGACGAGAATGCTGCACAGGAACAGGCTGACAAGCTGGCAGAGATGCAGAAACAGATTGAAGCCTTGACTGCCGACAAGGAGAACCTCGTCAAGGAAAAGACCCTTGCATCTTACCGTGAGAAGTTCGTTGCACAGGGTTATGACGCTGAACTTGCCAACAAGGCTGCGTCTGCATTGGCTGACGGTGATATGGACAAGGTGTTTAAGTTCCAGTCGGAGTTTATGACCGCCCATGACACCGCATACAAGGCTTCTCTGCTGAAGGATATGCCCACACCTCCGGGTGCGGATGGCAAGGGCAGCTCTGACAGCGAAGGTGTGGCGTTTGCTAAAAGCCTTGCACAGCAGAATGCGAATACTTCTAAGGCATCGAGTGACGCAATGAGTGCTTTCCATTAACAAGGAGGAAAACATGAAGTTTACCCGAAACACGGTCAACGGAATCAACGATACCATCCTTGCTTCCAATGACTACACCGCCATTCCCTTTACCGTGACCGAAACTGCTGCGGTTAAGGCTGGCTATCCCATGACGCTGGCTGGCAAGAAAGCTGTTGCTGCTGGCGAGACTGGTTCTAAGACCATCAACGCTGATGGCATCCTGCTGTATGACGTTGACCCGGCAGAGAACCCCAATGCTTCCCTGCTGATTCGTGGTGTTATCGACACCAAGAAGGCAGCAGCAAGTTCCAGCTTCACCTATGATGCTGACGCAATCAAGGCCCTCAAGACCGCCGTCCCCGGCATCTTCTGCCGTGACAATATCAGCGTGAACGCTTAATAGGAGGTAAAACAACATGGCACTGAATCTTAAGGAAGTCTTTGCCCCGGCTGCGATTGCCGCCTATTGGACGAACGACCCTACCAATGCGATGCCGTTCGCATCTGACGCACTGTTCCCCGCAAAGAAGAAGGCCGGTCTCGACCTGAAGTGGCTGCGTGGTCACAAGGGCGTTGGCGTGTCTCTGATGCCCAGCGCTTTTGATGCAAAGGCTACGTTCCGCACCCGTGAGGGCTTCAAGTTCGATGAGACCGAGATGCCGTTCTTCCGTGAGGGCTACCATCTGGGCGAGAAAGACCGTCAGGAAATCCTGCGTGTCCTAGACAGCAACGACCCTTATGCTCGTGATGTGATGAACCGTCTGTACGATGACATCGCACAGCTTATCACTGGTGCTCGTATCGTTCCTGAGCGCATGATTTGGCAGCTGCTGGCTCCCGCCAATGGCGTTCCCGGCATCACCATCAAGGCAAACGGCGTGAACTATACTTACAATTACGACCCGGACGGCACTTGGAAGTCTACCAACTACAAGGAAGTTTCTGCCGCAAAGTCTAAGTGGAACGTCGCTACCGCTACCCCCATTGCTGACCTGAACGCCGCAAAGGACGCTGTTCTAGCGAGTGTGGGCGAGGTCGTGACCGAAGTGTATATGAACACCGCCACCTTCCGCAACATGATCGCTGCGGACGAGGTGAAGAATCGGTTCATGACCGTCACCGCAAAGGCAAACGCCGTTCTGCTGGATGCCGAAGCACGGCAGATTATCGAGTCTGCAACTGGGCTGACCATCCATCTGTACGACAAGATGTTCAAGGCAGACCAGTACAGTGCAAGCGAAAAGTACCTGCCCGATGGCATGGTGGTGGTTGCTCCGTCCGGCGCTCTGGGCAGCACTTGGTATGGCACTACTCCTGAGGAAGCCGACCTGCTGTCCGGTCAGTCTGGTGCATCCGTGTCCATCGTGAACACTGGTGTTGCCATTACCACCGAGCTGACCATTCATCCGGTCAACGCCAACGTCTATGCTTCTGAGATTGTCCTGCCGTCCTTTGAGCGCATGGACGCTGTGTACTGCATCAAGGCTTACTAAGGCAAAAGGAGGAAAGCAGCATGGGAGACCAGCATTCCGAAGCGGCAGTCAAGCTGGGGCAGTACATCGCCCCTGCACTTGACCGTGAAATCACGGACGAGGACTACCCACTCTTCGACCTGCTGCTTGATTTTGCCAAAGACAAGATATTTGCACAGGGCTATCCATTCGGCAACAGGCCAGACGAGTTGCCCTCGCAGTATCAGTCGTTGCAGATACGCATTGCAGCGGAACTGTACAACCACATCGGCGCAAACGGACAGACGAGCTATACCAACAATGGCATTACTCGTGTGTGGGAAAGCTCTGATGTGGCGCAGTCCCTGTTAAATGAAGTGGTTCCGAGAGTAGGTGTTATCGGCTGATGTTCAATGGAAGCCCGCTGGATAAACGCCCGCTGTGGTATTCAAACCCGGTCGGCGAGAAAACGCCTGTTGTGGACGAATGGGGAGACGAAACCGGCGAATCCGCATACGAATCGTGGAGCCCCCCCGCAAAGCTGATGCTGAATGTCAGCCCTCCTACTGGTTCTGCGGAAGCAAACCCTTTTGGAGCGTTCACGGATTACAGCTACGTTGTCAGTTCGTCCAGCAAAAAGCGCAATACCCCGCTTTACGAAGGTACACACGTCTGGTTTCAGACGGACATTTCAAAGCCGTTCAATTACACTGTGGTCAAGGTCGCAGAGCATATCACGGACACGTTGTATGCGCTGAAAGAGGTAGCTGCAAGTGAAAATTAAAGTGAGGTTGAGCGATGCCGGACTTCGTGATGCGGAACGTCAGATACAGGAGTACAAGACCACCCTGAACAAAAAAGCTAGAGCATTTGCTTTTCGCCTTTCGTGGCTAGGTCTTGAAGTCGCAAAGATACGTTTTGCCAATGCGAAATATTCTGGCTCCAATGACGTGAAATGCCATATCAACCAAAAAGACAAGACTTGTACCATCGTTGCAGAGGGCAAGGCAGTTGCCTTTATCGAGTTTGGCACTGGCGTAGCGCATTCCGCTTATGGCGGCGAGCTTCCTGCTGGTGTTGGAGAACACGGCACTTACGGAAAAGGGAACGGAAAGCGTGACCACTGGAGTTACTACGGAGACCCCGGCAATGATGCCAACACCGTGATGTACAAAAACAAGGGAACGCTAGTCGTAACCAGCGGCAATGAACCGGCTATGGCTATGTGGGGGGCTGTTGAAGAAATGGCTTCTCAAGTCGAAGCAACGTGGAGGGAGGTTTGGAATAGTTGATCGATTATTTCAATTCCATCTTTACGGCTGTTGCTAAGGAGCTACGAAAGCAAATGCCCGGCATCTTCGTTACTGGTGAAATCAATGACAGCAACGTCAAAAAGTTTCCGTGTGTGCAGATAGAGGAAAATAGCAACCTTCCTGTGCACATTGATTCTGCCGGTCACAGCAAATACGCTGCCGTTTCCCTGCGTGTGCGGGTCTACTCTAACAAGAGCACCGAACGCATTGCAGAAGCACGTTCCATTGTTGGCATCGTGGATTCTGTTCTTGAACCACTTAAATTTTATCGCAAGTCGTTTGCCCCGTTGAATGGGCTGTACAACAATTCCGTCTATCGGATTGATTGCAGCTATGGGGCAACAATCGGAGAGGACGGAATGATTTACCGAAACTAAGGAGGTAAACATTCTATGAGTACTGCTATCTCCGGCCTGAATACCACCCTGTATTGTGGCGACAGCGCAACCGCTTTGACGAAGCTGTGCGACATTAAGGATGTGCCCGACCTGATCTCCGAGCCTAACCTTCTGGATGCCACCACCCTGTCTGACCCTATGCAGGTCAACATCTTCGGCATTATCCAGAGTGACACCAAGTCCTTTACTGCCAACTACAACAAGACTGACTACAAGAAGGTCAAGGAAGCTGGCTACGATGAGACTTCCGAGAGCAACACCGTGAAGTACTACGCCCTGAAGATGCAGGACGGCTCCGGCTTTACTTGGCAGGGTATGCATCAGGTTGGCTTGTCCGGCTTTGGCGTGGACGAGGTTGTTGAAATGACCATCAACTGCATCTTCACCAAGAAGCCTGAGTTCAGCGAGACCCTGACTGTCAATGGCGGCTAAACCGCAAAAATCGAATCAATCAAACCGGGCAGAACTGAACAACGGATTTGGTTCTGCCCCTATTTATAAAGGAGAGCATTTATTATGGCTGCTAAGGTTATCAACTTTCATTCCCCCGATGGCAAAAACACTTACGAGCTGACCTTCACCCGTGACAGCGTGGAAGCCACCGAGCGTGCAGGTTTTCAGATTGGCCAGTACACCCAGATGACCAATCTGCTGTCTAACTCTCGTGCCCTGTTCTACGGCGCTTTCATCGCACGGAACAAGGGCATCAAGCGCAAGGTCGTGGACGAAATGTTCCAGCACATCGAGGATAAGGAAGACCTGATGGGCGTTCTGCTTGAGATGTTCATGGACGCTTCTAAGTCTCTGCTGGCAACTGACACTGAGGACAAGACCGCAAAAAACGCAACGTGGGAGATTGTGTAACCGCACAATCTCAGGGATCAGACGGAGAGGGGGAGTCATTTTCCTTCTCCAAGCTGTTCCATGATGTAGAAGCCTATTACATCTCCATTGGCATGACCTACGACCAGTTCTGGTACGGCGATGTCTGGCTGGCGAAGATCTACCGTGACGCAGAGGAGCTGCGGGAACGCAGAGCCAACACGGAAGCTTGGAGAAACGGCTTCTACATGGCATCTGCGCTTTCCTCTACAGTTGGCAATATGTTCCGAAAGAAAGGGTCTAGCCCCATCAAGTACATGGATAGGCCGATTCCCCTTACCCAAAAGGAGAAAGACGAGTATGAATACCAACGCGCAGTTGAGGCGCAGGAGCGAATCAAGAGAATGATGTTCTCTATGATGGAAAGTGATGGTGGTAGCGATGGCTGATGTTGATATTACGAGCTTATCCGTAGAGATTTCTGCGGAATCGCAGGGCGCAGAGCTTAATATCGACAAGCTCGCTGCCGCCATTTCTAATTTGCGGACAAAAGGAAACGTGGCAAAGGTTTGCAGTAGTCTTGATAAGTTATCTGCTTCTATTTCCGCTCTTAAATCTTCATCTACTGGACTGGACGGTCTTAGCAAAATCACGTCTTTTATGAACGGTCTTGCTAATGTAGACCTTACTAAAAGCGCAAAAGGCATCCGCTCTGTTGCTAATGCTTTGAACAAAATTTCGTCCGTCAATCTTGGAAACATGGATTTTTCAGGACTTGGCAGCAAGATGAACAGCTTGAAGAACGGCCTTTCCCCTATTTCTTCTATTAGCGATTCTTCCATTAAGAGTTTGCGTGGCGTAAGCAGTGCAATCAATTCCATTGCTAAAATTCCAAGCATTACAAAGAAGCTGGACTCTAAAACGCTTGATGATTTTGCGGAAGTTTGTAAGAAAGTGGCATCCGCCATTTCTCCACTCGCTTCCAAGCTGGACAAGGTAGGGCGCTCTTTTTCTTCACTTCCATCTAAAATTAAAAGTGCTGTCAATTCTACAACCCGCTTTTCTTCGGCAAACCAGAAAGCAAGTACTAGCCTTTCAAGCTTGGCAAGCCAGTTAGAAACCATCAAGAAACGTGCAGCACAGCTAGTTTCTCTGAAAGCTATTGCCACTTATCTTGCCAATGCCGTTACTAAGTTCAATGACTTTTATGAAGCAACAGACTTGTTCAACAACGCAATGGGCGAGTTAAGCGGTCAAGCAACAGAGCTTATCAATAAGATGGAGTCTCTGCTTGGCATCGACCCGACAGAAGCAATGACAAACATTGCTACGATCCAAAGCCTTGCAACTTCGTTCGGCCTGGCAAGCGATAAAGCGTATATCTTATCCAAGGACCTGACCCAACTTGCCTATGACGAATCGTCCTATTGGAATAAAGATACCGCTACTACCTTTACCGCAATTGCTTCTGCTATCTCTGGAGAACTTGAGCCTATTCGCCGCTTGGGCGTTGACTTGTCTCAGGCGCGGTTGCAGCAGGAACTTCTTGCTTTGGGCTTTAATAAACAGGTTTCTAGTCTGTCTCAGGCAGATAAGGCAGTTCTTCGCTACATCGCCATTATGAAGCAGACTACCAACATTCAAGGCAACCTCGCGCAGACCATTAGTAGCCCCGCCAATATGGTACGCATTTTGAAGTCTGAAATTTCGCAGCTTGCAAAGGCTGTAGGCCAGCTTCTTTATCCCGCATTTAAGGCGATTCTCCCCGTTCTGATTGCAGCAGTTGACCTTATCAAAGAATTTGTGGTCTCTCTTGCATCTGTGTTCGGGCAGAAAATTGAATTTACCGATTTTAGCAAGACACAGAAAGATATTGGCGGTGTAACCAGCGCTATGGATGACACTGCTGATGCTACGAAAGCGGCGGCGAAAGCGGCCAAAGATTATACGATGGGCTTTGATGAATTAAACATTATCGACCCTTCGCAAAATTCCGGCTCTTCTGGCTCTGGCAGTGGCGGTGCTGCTGGCAATCTGCTCGGCGACGTTGACCTCTCCCAGTATGATATGTTCAAAGATTATGCTGGAAGCGCTGTTGACGAGATTAAGGCAAAATTAAAATCTCTCGATTCTTTCCAAATCGGAACCCAAATCGGCGAACAGCTAAATAAACTTATGGGCATGATTTATAATGCCATCCATTCTATTGATTGGGCCTCGCTTGGAGCGTTTTTTGCAGATGGCGTTAACGGGCTCGTGGATTCTGTAGACTGGGATTTGTTTGGCCGATTACTTGCGGACAGATTCATCATCGAGTTTGATCTTCTTGGTGGTTTCCTGTCTCAGCTTGACTGGACATCTGTGCTTAACGCCTTTATTGATGGCTTTTCTGGATTTTTTCACGAACTTTCAGATTGGATAGCAACAGTAGATTGGACTGGTGTTGGGAAGCAATTAACTGATAAGCTTTCCGATGCTCTTCAAAATGTTGAGATTGAAAAGCTTGCAAGAGTTTTTTTCAACTTTATTACTGATAGCATTAACGCTGTTTCTGATTTCTTGGCTGGCACAGACTCTTACCAACTCGGTCAAGACCTCGTTGACTTTGCTATTAGAGCCGTTACTTCTGTAGATTGGGCTGGTCTAGCTCAAGCCATCGGTCGTTTCTTTGGCGAAGCGTTCATTGAAGCACTCGACTTCATGGGCGGTCTGGTTTCTCGAATTGCCGATTACTTTGAAAAGAAAGTGGCAGAGGGGCCGTTTGATAATGTTGGGCTAAATATCGTCTACGGTATTTATCATGGCATTCAAGACGCAATCACGAATGTTGCTTCTTGGATTGTTGAAAATGTGTTCAATCCATTTATCAATGGTTTTAAGTCTGCCTTTGGAATCAATTCCCCATCCACCGTAATGGCCGAACAGGGCGGATACATTATCGCCGGATTGAAGAAAGGTATTACTGATGCTATCTCTAGCGTAACTGAAACTGCGAAGAAAATTCTTTCTGCAATCAAGAGCACATTTGACAATTTTAGCCTTTTTGATATTGGCAAGAACCTGATTCAGGGCCTTATTGATGGCGTGAACAATATGATTGAAACAGCTAAAAATGCTGTCGCAAATGTTGGAAACGCAGTTATCGACAAGGTTAAGAACGTTCTCGGCATCCACTCCCCTTCTACTGTATTTGCGGAGATTGGCGGTTACATCGACCAAGGCCTTGCAAACGGTATCACTTCGGCTATCTCCTACGTCACCACTGCTATGCAGGGCGTTGTAGATGCTGTGCATGAGAAAGGCAACGAGCTGATTAACGCTGGTTCTACTCAGGCGACTAACTATGTTACCGGGTTCTTGAACGGTCTCGATACCCAGTGGCAGCAGATTGACCAGAGTTTACAATCTGATTTCTTTGGCAGCATTGGCACTCTGTGGGATGCGATTTCTAATGGAGACCTTCAAAAGCTCGGCACATGGGCCGCTTCCTATTTCTATCATGCAATGGACGATGAGCAGCGAAAGCAAATCAAGTCTATTGCAGAAAACAGCCTTACTTGGCTGACAAGCAACCTGAGTGGCGTTTGGAACAACATTGCCGGTATGGCTTCTAGTTTTATCGGTCAACTGGTTCCTTCTACCGTTGCGGCTACGACAGCACAGACTGGATTAAATGTTGCAATGAATGCAAACCCTATCCTGTTTGTCATCTCTCTGATTGGAATGCTGGCTGGTGCTTTGTTCAATCTAGCTGGAACGAATAGCGATGTTGCAGGCGGTATTTCTTCCGTGTGGGGCGGCTTGAAGAATTTCATGTCCTATATTTTTGAAGGGATCGTTCGTTTGCTGGGTCTGTTTATTCAGGGATTCGTTAATGGCGTTAATGTTATGATCGGCGCATACAACCTTGTCGCTCAGCTCTGGGGCGGACAAATCGAATACGTGAAAAACCCGCTGTTTGAATACGCAGATAAGATTGCAGCAAGTCGTGAAAGCAGCCCAGCTGTTGATTCTATCGCTTCTGGAAATGTGGATTATTCCGACGTTCCTGGAACGAGCCAGTATTCGGAAGCAAATAGTTCTGGTTCTTACACTTCTAGCTACAGCCGTTCCGCAGAGCTTACCCCTTCTGAGCTTCGAGATTCTGTAAAAGAAGGTTTTATCGCCGCTATGCAGGAATCTGGATTCGGCGATACGGACAACGGAAACTTCACCGTTCGGGTTTATCTCGACGGAAAGGAAATCACTTCTGCGGTCGAAAAACGTCAGAGTGATCGCGGAATGTCCCTGATGGGAACGGAAGCATACAGCTACTAAGGAGGCGACAGTTCTATGGCAAATATTCCAGCAGCACTGGTCACAGTGAACGGTACGGCATTGCCTGAACCGTCCTCTTATGAAGCTACTACAAGCACTATTGTGGATTCTGGACGAAATACTCAAGGAAAAGTGGTCGGGGCCGTCGTGCGACACGATGTTGCAAAAGTATCGTTGTCGTGGAACTACCTGACCGCAGCCCAGTGGGCAACCGTCCTTAGCTTGTTCACAAGAAACTTTTATTGCTCGGTTCGGTTCTTGAACCAAGCAACCAATGCTTATGAAACGCGACAGATGTACGTATCTGACCGCACGTCTGGTATGTGGCGGCGAAACCCAAATAGCGGGAATGTAATGGGCTGGACTGGGTGCAAGCTGTCACTTGTGGAGGTTTGACGAATGGAACACCCTTCGCAAAAATGGCTTGACAAGTTCAAGGAGACCCTTGTTCCTGAAACCTTTGTCAAGATTTCATACGACAGTTCGGAACCAGGAGTTCAAAAGGATGTTTCTGCTAGCGCGGATAGCCAGTCTTTGTTCAGCAACGTTTCTGAAATTGTAGAGGATAATAGCGAACGTGAACTGAAGAAGTATGCAACCGGAGAGACGAACCAACATCTTCTTGATGGAACGTTTTCTCTCTTTCCTGGCTCTGGTTCCCAAGTGGATGTCGGCTACGCAAGTAAAAACATTGTAACGGACTCTTACCACCCCAAAATCGTTTTCACGTTTGGAAAGCATCACACCAGACGGATTCCTGGCGTTACGATTTTGTGGTCTAGCACGTTGAATGAATACGCTAAAAGCTTCAAGCTCACGGCGTATTCTGATGGAACCCAAGTAAGCACCATAACTGTTTCTGAAAACGTAGATGTTCGTTCAGAGGTTGACTGGGAGATATCTGGTTACAACTCGATTTCACTTGAGGTGCTTTCTTGGTGCCTTCCAAACCGAAGGGCGAGAATTGAACAGTTTATTGTTGGATTCAGACTTATTTACCGAAAAGGAAATTTGCTCTCCTTCACGCATGAATCAAGTAGAGACCCACTTTCTGGACAGCTTTCCAAAGACAGCGTCTCCTTCTCTGTTGATAACAGTCAACAGATTTGGGACCCATTGAACCCACAAGGAATGTACCGCTATATCTACGAACGCCAGCTTGTTACCGTAAGCTACGGCATGGATATTGACGGAAAGACGGAATGGATTAACGGCGGACAGTTCTTTATGTCCGAATGGAACGTTCCATCAAATGGCCTTGAAGCATCTTTCGTAGCGCGTGATGCGCTTGGGCTCTTGATGAACTCCACTTATACGGGCAGAAAAAGCGGGAATTTGTATGATATGTGTGTAGATGCGCTTTCACAGCTTCCGGAAAACACCGTATCGTATTCTATTCCAAACGAGCTGAAAAACTATCCTGTTGATATCAGCAATGAAAGCAACTCCTCTTACAAGAACTCGGATATTTTGCAGATGGCCGCAAACGCTGCCGGCATGGCTCTTTACCAAACGCGCGGTGGAGAAATTCGGATTGAACGTCCTGCGTTTTTTTCGGATTCGTCTTCTGAAGTTTACGAAATAGACCCAATGAACAACTATCAGTGGCCGGAAATTACATTCTCTTCCCGTTTGAAAAACGTATCTTGCAGCGTGAACAACACGACTCATCTTTACCCTTCGAATTCTAGCATTGACGGAGTTACACAATCTGTCAGTAACGCTTTGCTGAACGATTCTATCTTGGAAATCGGCAAAAACGCCATGACGGAAGCGTATTCTATCTTATCTACAAGAAAAAAGGCGAGTTTAGAATATCGTGCCAGCCCTCATGTTGATGCGCTTGACCATGTGAAGCTGAACCACAATTTTGGCTACGCCTCAGAGCTTTTTGTCACCAATGCAAAGTATACGTACAGCGGCTGTTTTAGAGGTACGCTGGAAGGGTATATTTTGGCGGACATTGCATCCATTCTTCTTGACCAGAGTTCTTTTTCTCTTCAGTATGCGGAATCTCGCGTTCTGACCGCGAGGTTGTCCCCTGCTTCTATTGATTCTCCTTCGATTGGTTGGAGCGCTTCTCCGGTTAATATAGTTCACTTGGATATTTTAACAAATATTGACGGAGTGTCTACTTGTCGTGTCTCTTATTCACATAAAGGAGAAGCGACCATAACTGCAAGTGTTGGAAATTCTTCTGCATCTTGTCAAGTGACAGCTGAATCCCCCTATATCACACTCAGCCACACTTCTGCCGATATCTCTTGGGGCAATTATACTGACGTTACGGCAACATTCCATCCTTCTGTTCCTAGCGCACCTGAAATCATCTGGGCTGCCAGCAACGAAACGGTTCGCTTGCAAGTCCTTAGCAATCAAAACGGGATTTCTGTTTGCCGTATCTGGTGGAACTCTAAGGGAAGCGCTTCTATCACTGTAAGTGCTTTTGGAGAATCCGCAAGCATGAATGTTTCTACACGGCCCTCTAAGCTTTCTAGCATTCCCGAGGGAACGATTGTTAAAATTGTGGAGAACGGCGCTGCGGTCGATTTCATTCTTGCGCAGCATAATTATCTTTCCGATCATAACGGTGATGGCCGAACCTTGTTTGTCCGCAGATATGGCTATCGTAAGATTCGCTTTAACAATGTTGGCAGCAATCCGAATCAAAAGTATTGGCTGTATGACACCAATTCCGGGGAGAATCGCTGGTTTTATTATTGGGGCAGATATAATGATTTTTGGAACAATTACCACTACGGAGAAGGTACAAATACACCACAGGAAGGGTTTGTTGTTCCTAGATACAATGATGGAGCATCTGAAATCCGAAATTGGCTTAACAATGATTACAAAAATCTGTTTAGCGATGCCATGAAAAATTTGATAGGCGAAACTGTTCTCCAAAAGAAAACAAATAGCATATTTGATTTTACTACTCGTGTTGCTGAAAGCGTTTTCCTCCTGACTTCTAAAGAACTCGGCATTGGTGGCAATGCGTATAACGCAAACCCGAACAATGGTGGAAAACTTTCTACGGCTCAGCAAATCTTGGACAGTGAAACAGAACTTTGCTGGACAAGAAGCCCGTTGACGGACGCTTCTTCTGATGGTTTGAGCGGAGAAGATGCGGAACGTGCAGAGCACGGAGTTGTTTGTTGCTCTTACAGCGGAACAAGTAGAAGCATATGGGCAAATAATGAATCCGTTTTTGCTAGACCTGCGTTTACTCTCCCTGACAATCTTGAGATTGACGCAAATGGAAATCTGATGATTTGAGGTGAATAATAGTGGCAACATGGATTACTGATAGAATCTATGAAGATGTATCTCGAGTTTCTGAAATTTCAGAAAAGGGACGTTCAGGCACGTGGTCGGCAGACGAACAAGCAGAATGGGCCGCTGGCATGAAAGGCGCTCTGAGTTATACGGACTATAACCGTATTGAAAGTGGAATCCAAGAGATCGCGTCCATCCTGAACGCATCTGTTTCGGTAAAAACCGATTGGGATGTAAATGGATACCTGACTGTCTCGGACGCTTCTCGCTGGCTTTCCAATATCAGAACTATCCGTTCTTTGTGCAGCGGTAAGAATGATACCCCAGAAACCCCCGCTTCCCTCAATTACCTGCACTATACGATTATCAATCAGGTCGAAGAAATTCTACTTGATATCGAAACGATAGCCAATAACCATCTAATCTACTGCTCAGAGCCGGTCTGTGGAGGTGAACCTTATTATGCACTTTGTTGACCGAGAAGCAAAGTACCCGAACCGATGGACAATGAAAAAGTCTGACGGCACATCGGAAGTTGTCACACTGGTTCGCAACGACGAGCCTATCGTTGAAGGCACTCCTATGAATGCTGAAACGCTGAACGCCCTTTCAGATGTTGCAGGCGCAGACATTGCGAGGATTGCCGCTGAAAAAGCAGAGCTGAATGCAAAACTGTCCGAAGTAAATGCTAAAACGTCCGCACAAGAGTCGCAGAAGCAAGCTGAAAGCTCCGCTGAAAGTGCTCGCCTTGCAGAACAGAGTGCCAACAAAGGTGGTTGGATGAACTTTGAACAGAAGAACGGCGTGCTTTATATGGTTAAAAGTGACAGCTTGACCGAAATAAATATGCAAGACAACGGCTCTGGGATTTTGGAGGTGACGTTTGAATGAGCAAAACAATTGAAATCGGCCCTTATAGCGCTTATGCCATTGCTGTAAAGTATGGATATGTTGGCACAGAAGAGGACTGGATTAAAGCAGTCGAAGCGGCTCGAAAGAGTGCGGAGGCAAGCGCAGCCAATGCAAAGCGGGAAGCGGACGGAGCTTCTACTTCTGCCGCTACTGCCACTGAACAGGCCGGAATTGCAACCACAAAAGCTGGAGAATCCGCTGCATCCGCTGGGGCTTCTGCATCCAGTGCATCTGCCGCTGCAACCAGTGAAGCCAATGCAAAGAAATACTCGGAAGAGGCCGGGGCCAAGGCAAATACTGATAAGACCCTGAGCATCGAAAACGCTCCTGCCGACGCAAAGGCTACCGGTGACGCTCTGGCAGGCAAAGCTGACTCCGTCGTTCCGCGTGATTTTTCTATTCCGATCACGGGGTGGCAGACTGACACAGAAGTTGCAGAGTACCCGCATTACATTGACATTACAGCAGATGTTACGTCCACGACTGTGGTATCTGTCAGCATCGACCCTGCAAGCGCAGACGTAGCCGGTAAAGCTATGCTTGTAAACCCCGAAACTCGAGCCGGAGCTATCCGTATCCGTGCGCACAACATTCCGACTGCGGAAATTTCCGCCCGGTGGTATCCCATCAAGTATGGCGGTCAGTTCTATGGTGACGGCTCAATTTACTCCAACTTCCTGCTTGCGGCCCATCCTGTGGGCAGTATCTATCAGACCATCAGCCCGGAAAACCCGGCTGTGACTTTTGGCGGTGGCACGTGGGAAAAGATTGCGCAAGATAGGGCGTTAATGGGTGCAAGCGACACGCACCCAGCTGGTACAACGGTAGAGGCAGGACTGCCGAATATAACGGGAACGTTTGCGTCAGGAAACGATGAGGGGGCCGCTTGGTCGAGATTCGTACATGCAGATGGATGCTTTGACTATGGACAAAAAGGAATTGCGGCAGTATACACGCGAAACGATAGCACGCAAAATTCCCCTGTACTTCTTGAGTTCAAAGCTTCCAAGTCGAGCCAAATCTACGGCGCATCCAACACCGTCCAACCCCCGGCATACTTTACTTACATTTGGCTTCGTACCGACTGAAAGGAGAAACAATGGCACTCGGAGAACTCAAAAATGGCATTGGCCCTGATGCCTATGCTATCTATCAGCAAGTCCTTGCGGCGGTAGTCGAGCGAGACCACCCCGTGGGCAGCCTGTACATCAGCGAAAACGCAACCAGCCCGGCAGAGCTTTACGGCGGGACGTGGGAGCGGATTGAGGGCAAATTTATCATGGGTGCTGGCGATACCTACCCGGCAGGGAGTACGGGAGGTAGTGCGACGAAAACAATAGCTAGAACAAACCTCCCTCATGAAAGCATAAGCGTGAGCACGATGTACAAGAAAGGTTCTGAAGGACTAGGGTTTGACATTGTATCAATCACATACGAACACAGCGATGAAGACGGTACTTTTTCGCGTACAGGAAGAACAGACCCACTAGGTGATAGTACACCGCTTGACATATTACCTCCCTATTACTCCGTGTACATCTGGCGCAGAGTAGCATAACCGAAAGGAGACCTTATGAAAATCATCGACAGCAACGGCGTAGAAATCGCCAACCCGGACCTGACTCTGGGCTACCTCAAGCATGAGACCCAGACCGTCCACCACGATGCTGTGGCGGGCGTGGAAGAGGTTAGCCACTATGAGACCATCCGTGAATATCCAAACGGGGGAAAAGACGTAAAGAAAGTCGTGGATGTCAAAGCTGTTCCGGCTCAGGAAGCCTATGACGAAGAGGTGGAAGTACAGCGGTATGTGCTGTACACCGCAGAAGAGCTGGCCGCACAGGAAAAAGCCCGCAAGGAAGCAGAGGAAAAGGCACAGCTGCCCACCGCAGAAGAGCGTCTT